TGTGCGTAATCTCCAGAGCTACCAATCTGTGCGGAATCTCCAGAGCTACCAATCTGCGCGGAATATCCAGAGCTACCAATCTGTGCGGAATATCCAGAGCTACCAATCTGTGCGTAATCTCCAGAGCTACCAATCTGTGCGGAATCTCCAGAGCTACCAATCTTTGCGGAATCTCCAGAGCTACCAATCTTTGCGGAATCTCCAGAGCTACCAATCTGCGCGTTTCTTTCTTTGCTGTCGTTTTTGCCAGAACCATCACAGGTAAATCTTGTCTTTTCGATGGTAAAGTCAACACACGCTTTGATAAATCCTTTAAGACCAAGCTTTAAACCGACGTGTAATTTGTTCGTAGCACATTTATCCTCTTTTTCGTATACATCTCCGACAGCTTCCACCTCTGAAAATTCAGAAATATTGCCATTTTCATCTACTAATGGATAATAATTAAGCACGTCGAACGGCTCCTTGCAAAAATGCATAACACCAGATTCACAAATTTCGTTTCCGCTTTCCTCGTAAGTAGTATTTTCCTCATACTGCTTTCCTTTGCAAATCATTCCTTTTTCGTAAGCTTTGTAACCTTTAACTGACATAAACGTCTCCTTTCTTAAATTTCCATCTGCTTAAACTTATTGATAAAGTAAATCTGACCTTTACCGCTAACCTTTGTGGTTCGTGTAATTCTCACGCTTCCATCGGGATTCTGAAAGTTGCTTTCTTTCACCTCGAAAAGCCCCTGTTCGACATAACGCTGCTGCGGCATATTCCTTGACGAACCACTTTTGATTAAGTAGCCGTTGCTCCGTAACCACTCAAACAATCGTTTCTGCCCTATCTGGTAGCCGTTCTGACAAATTAGTTTTGCCAAATCGCCAACAAGAATTGACGTCTTACTGGTTGCTACCGCATCAGCAAAAACCTCTTTCGGTTTCATACGCTGAATAATCCTGTCCCTCTCTGCGATTTTGTTATTTGCAACAACCAACGCCTTTGCCATCAGCTCTTCATCAGATAAATACTCCTGCCCGTCAATGTAACCTCCGTTCTTTCTGATTGACGGCAACACCTCTGACGTAACCCATTTGCGGAATTTCTTTGCATTTGGCTTATCACTTCGCAGGATAACAGCATAAAGACCGCTTTCTGTAATGAAGTTGGTATTTCCTGCACGCCCTAGATTTAATCTAGTGCGTTCGTCTTCATCAAGCCTTTTTGCTACGTCAGTAGCATTCTTAATCCCCAACGCCTTGCAAACATCAGCCAAGCAAAACATTGGTTCATCATCCACAGTTACGGTTCGGATTTCTCCAAACTCACTGTTTTGAAAAATCTGTAAATCTTCCATATAATCTCCTTTCTGTGATATAATGTCCTAAAAAACTTTAGGAGGATTTCGTATGCTTTCTTTGAAAACACAAAATTTGTCGGTAATCATTCCTGCAATTACGCTTATGGTTTCTATCGTATCTCCCGTTATTGTGGCTTTGATAAACAACGTCCATAATAGCCATATGAAAAGAATGGAATTAAAATACGAAAAGCTATCTTCTTATTACGAAAAACAGCAAGAAGTATTTTCAAACTTCCTAAGTAGCGTTTCTCGGCAAATAGAGTCGAATTATCAAAGTCAGCGTATTGAATACATTCGTTGTTACAATGAATTGTTTCTTTACACACCGAGTAAATACTGGGATGAATTTCAGAAACTAAACGAATTGATACTTTCAAGGAATACATCAGAAGCAAAGGTAAAACTATCTTCTGTCGCTAAAACATTGGGCAAAATCCTACAAATATCTGAGAAACAATTCCCAAAAATATAGTGTAGAAGAGACCGTATAACCCCCATCCCTGCTCTGACCTTGCGTGCCAATACGAAGTGGCACAGGTGATAATCACAAAAATAGAAATCGGAATTGCGTCAAGCAAACTTCGATTTAATACCTGTAATGTCAACATCTTCCCTCCTCATTTTGATATACCGCTTCTTCCTTTTCTAAGTAAACCAGTTCGTCCAAGCTAAGCCTCCTTTGCTTCCTTATGCTTCTTCTCTTTCTGCTCTGCCATATTCTCTACTTTTCCGAGAATGTATCCCTTGTCAAAATCCGACATTTTAGGAATGGCGTCTTTGAGCTTCTCGACAATGTTCTTTTCCTTTTCACTCATAGGCTTTTACCTCCCCTCTTTGTTGATTCTAAAACAAGTATATGTCATTCTAAAACATTTGTCAATAAGTTTTTGTTGATTTTTTCAACAATGTATGGTATTCTATTATCAGAAAGGAGGGAATAGTCTTGAATGAGCGTATTAAACAAATAAGAAACACGTTCGATCTTACTCAACAGGAATTTGCGGATAAGATAAAAGTAAAAAGGAATACTGTAGCCACATATGAAATGGGAAGAAGTATTCCAAGTGATTCCGCAATAGCATTGATATGTAGAGTTTTTGGTGTTAGCGAGGATTGGCTTAGAACAGGGAGCGGAGAAATGCTTTCTAAAAGCACCAAAGACGAACAGATTTCAGAAATGTTAGGAGAAATTCAAAGAGGAGAAGAAGACAGTTTCAAACGCAGACTTGTTTCCGCACTATCTAAATTAAGCGATTCAGAATGGGATGTTTTAGAAAAACTGATTGATTCTATCGCAGAAAAGTAACAAAGAGCCACGGTAGGCAAAACCGTGGCTCTTTTTCATCCTATAAGTTTTTTCAGATAAGCGTATATGGCTTTTAGCCAGTAAAGGCTCTGACAATTATTCACCATTTCAATAATTTCCTGTTTCAATTCATCCTTTTCCATACAATACCTCCATAGCCAATCTCCCAGTGACGATTTACCCCATTATAGAACGTATGTTCTTTTATGTCAATACTTGACTTCATTCGTAAATCATCGTAAAATTTTTATGTGCTTAAAATTTCGGGACGGCAGAAACGCCAATAACTACCGCCCCTATGCCAAAACTTGAAGTCCCCCTCTTTGTAGGGGGTATATATATCATAGCACGCTTAATAGGAGGAGAAAGTATGATAAGGGATGAAAAATTGAAACAAATTTCGACAAAGTTAATTCGTTCTGACAAAGTGGACGATATCGCCACGCTACGCCGTAACGTGGAAATGTACGTTCAAGACCCCGATATTACGATACGGGATATTTCGGAACAGTCGGGCGTACCGATACCAACGATAAACAATCTGCTATACAAAGACAAGCAGGGAATACGGCTGTCTACCGTCATAGCACTGGCAAGGGCATTACAGGTCAGCATTGATGAATTGGTCGGCTGTCAGACTATGACAAAGGAAATGCGGGAAAGCGTAGAAATCTGCCGTGGACTACCCGAAAATGCGCTGCTGTTAGTTCGGTACTTCATACGCCATCAGCAAATGCTATACTCAAAAGTAAGTAACAAATCTAATTATATCTCTGTATTCGTTCCGAAGTATGAAAATGGAATCCTAGCAACTACCAACGTATCTGAAATGGTCAATTTAGAGAATTTTCCGTCAAATGTGAAATCCAAGGCTTATACTGGAATTAAAATTCCTAACGACAGTTATATGCCCTACTATATGGAAAATGAGATTGTACTGGTTGCCTGCGACCGTGAAGCTGTCAAAGGTGAGCATTGTATTATTACCAGTGGCGGCGGTATCTATATTGTAAAGAAAGAAATCAGTGTTCGGAACTGCAGGAAAGAAAAGCACTACATATCTCTTTATGGTGATTCTGACATTATCCCAGACAGCAAAATTGACGATAGGATAGGTTATGTGGTCGGTTTTATCGACAGCAACGGAAAATGGGGTGTTCGGTGATTGAATTTTGGCAATAAAAAAAGGGGGGGCATATGCCCCCTTTTGATTTTAAAATTTTAAATATTTTTTTGCTACATATCCTGCTTTTCCCTTGTATTTCACTTTAGACATAGTATAAAGCGTGCCGCAAATTATCATCTTTTTTGCGTTTTTATCAAGAACAGAAACGCTACATTCTTTTAAAATAGAACCTATTTTCTTTCCTTTTGAGTTTCTAAATGCAAGGCAGGAAGCATTTACTTTTGCTATTACAGAACTTCCATTTTTTGTTTTTTCTTTTTTTACATTTTTAGAATCATACGGAGGTCTGCCAAACCCTGCAATCCTCCCGTAATTAATTGGATATGTTTTTAAAGCAACACATCCACCGTTTGCAATCACTCCGATTTTAGAGCTTGTATTCCCCTCTATTGTATCAAATTCGTTAGACCTAACTTTTACTACAAGACCTGTATGGCAAATTCTTCCTTTTGAATTTTTAAAAAATACCTGGTCTCCTGCTTTTGGGTTTTTATGCCATGCATTTTTTGATTTGTACATGTTAGAACTGCTTATTGTATAATCATCAAAATTTCCGCAAATAAGTTTTTTGGCTGTTGAAATTCCGTAAGCTTTCTGAAAACACCAATCAACAAAACAATCACACCAATATGCAGGAAAATCCATAACAGACGGGTATATTTTGTGCATATCTCTTCCATATTTTGTATAATTGTCCGACCCCGCACCCTCTTTTTTCTTATCAAGGACGGATGGGTCCATTTTGTATGCTGATTTTGATTTTTCAATATAACCTATCTCTTTTTTTGCGACTTTAATTACAGTTTTTGGACAAATTGACATTTTTATGCCTCCTTTTCTTTATTTAATTCTTTTTCGACAAGATCACGCCACTTAACAGGAACATCTTCCAATTTCTTTTTCCCTGCCTTAATTTGTAATACATAAAATTTTACCATATTATTCACCTCCAATAATGGATGCAAGTTCATCAATTGCAGATTCTATTGCACTTAATCTTTCTTCTGTTGTTGGTTCTATATAGTCCGTAGATTGTGAGTTTTTAATATCATTCAACACATCATTGTCTACAATCAACATTTTTTTGTCTTTGTCGTATTTATACGCAAAGAGATCAGATACCGATTCTACAGATGGCATTTCTTCTACTTCCACAATATTTTCTGCATCTTTTTCTGCATAATAGCCCTTATTATCAATTCCTATTTTATACATATTAAATTTCCCTCCTTAATTTATTTGAAGTAAACTAATCGTAAAGCTACCACTTTGACTGTTAATCCATCCGCTTCCGCTTACCGTTAATGTATATCCGCTAACTGAATTGCTTGCAAAATTTTGATCTAATGCGCGACATAGATTTCCGTCATAACCATATAAGATTCCTCTTACAATTCCAGTCGTGGGACTTTGTGGGTTATATTTACAACTGCCATAAAAAACAGCTATCCAAAATTTATTTTTCGGAAGAGAAACCGATGCACTTCCATTATTACTTTCTTTCCTTTCTATCGTTTTTGCGTATCCCCAATCATTTACTATTGAATCTGTTACCTTATTATTTTCAAATTTTTCATACAAAACTTTATTTTGAACTGGGTTTTCGCTAGTGCTTGAAAGCTCAGTATCTATAGTTATATTTGCAATTTTTTTGGCTTGTTCTGAATAATACTTTGCGTTGTCTGTATCTTCCCCATCTCTGATACCGCTCTTCCCAACTGCGTAAGATTGTGATAATTTAGCGTCTGTTAATGCATTGCTTTCGCTTGTAGATGCATTTTCAGCACTGCTACTTGCGGATTGTGCTTGTGCAGTTATATTAGATAAATAATTTTGTTCTAAATATTCATCTGTAATACTTCCTTTTAAAATATCAGCATTTACAGCAAAACTTCCATCTGCATTTTCGATTTTTTCAAAACGAATCCTTTGACTATTATTAAAATTGTAAGTAGGAATCATGCTTCCAATATTAGCTTGCCATTCGGTTCCGTCTTCCGTTGTCATTACAAGCACTCCGTTGCTATTCAAGGAAAATGATACTGGTATTTTTTCGATGTTAAAATCAATGCTAAAACTTGTTCCGTCAAAAAACTTAAAAGTCAAAATCCCTGTTTCAGCATCCCATGTAGGCGTTTCTGAAAGTAATTTATTTGCCGAAGATTTGTCAAGCTTTTCAATGCTAAATCCATTGTATACGACATCCATAATTTCACACAATTTTTTTATTGTATTGTCCATTTTGTTTAAATTGTTTTTATCAATAGGCGTCTTAAGGCTTTCTGATCTGTTTTCCCATCCAACGGGATAATAAATAATTTTTTCGTAATTATCCATATTCTTTCCTCCTAAACTCTAGCCCAGTATCCATAATTTATCCTGTAATATTGCCCTTGTGTTTCTATATCTGTATGATATACCATTATTTCTTGTAAAGATGGAATAATAGAAACTCCTAAAACGTAAAATTCACAAGAATCAAAATCTCCATTTGTTGCATTCGCAGGCATATCTGTTATAATTCCTGGGGTGCTTATTCTTAAATACGCATGCTCATTTGAATCATTACCTGAATACACATTTACAACTGTTCCTGTAACATATTTCATATTATTCAAAATTATAGAATCCGTTTTGATTGAAGGTGTTGATATTCCTTTTGAAACTTCTACTATATCACCATTTTCTTCAACGGTTGTTGATTCTCCGAATTGAAATTTACCACAATCTGTAACAAATTTTGGCAATGGGTTAAAGTCTCCATCATATCCTCCATTCTCTATCTTTACATTAGCAGTTATTACTTCTTGCTTTGCAACTCCCATCCTTGTTGTGTATTCAATTTTTTCAAAAACCAACTCACCTTTTGATATTCCACAAGAAATTCCCTCTTTAAATGTTTCTGTTTTTGTACCTCCATTCCCATCTTCTATTTCTAAAGATTTGTCAGTATGGTCAGAACAAGATATTTCACCTCCACTACTAAGAGAAACCTCACTCCATTGTACACCATCTGGTATTTCTTCTTGAGTTACATCATACCATTTTGCTTCTCCTTCTATAACAATATACTGATAAAGCCTACTATTTTCAGTATCAAAATAATGTGCCCCCAAAGTTGCAAGAGTAAAATTAGGTGCTCCTTGTCCGATATATTCAATATTTTGACTTTCTAAATAATTATTTCTTAGAAGTATTAATCCTTCTTCGTTTGATGCTGTTTGAAGATTTATTTTTCCTCCTGTCACATCTATTGATTTTGCAACAACCTCTCCGTCAGAATTAACAGAAAAAAGCTCGCTAATTATGTTAATTTTATTCGCTGTAAGGTTTATTGTTTTTCCCGAAATAATGTTTAATATATCTTCTGCTGTAAAATCAATATTATCTGCGGTTAATTTTATGTAATTTTTCCCGGAATCGGCATCAACACCAAGTTCAACACTTACTATTTTCCCGTTTTTATCTACTTTTAAAACGATTTCAGAGGCAAATTGTTCAATTGAAGATTCTAATTTTTCTACGCTTTCTTCTGCCTGTCCTATTTCTTTCCAAGAACCGCTTGGATTGGTCTTTTGGTAAATTTTGCCATCCGAAACATTGAGATAATAGTCTTTTTTTGAAGAAAACCAAAGCTTTGGCGTAGGCAATCCATAACCGTATTCGTAAGAATCCGCATTTTCTACATACCATTTTGATTGAGAAGAAGAAACCGTACTGCTTATTTCCTCTGCCGTTTGTTCTATAGATGTTTGCAATGTTTTTTTCGAGGAATTTGCATCTTCTTTTGTTTCGTATGTTTTTGAAACAGAAGATATTATTTCTTCTGCTGTTTGCTCTATATTACTTTGAAGTTTTTCTTCTTCTTCTGTAGCTCTTTTTACTTCTGTTGTGATTTGCTCGGCAGTTTGTTCAAATCTTGAAGATGTATTTTCACCGAGATTTTTTATATCCACAGACAACCCATCAATAGATTTTTTTATTTCAAAACTTTTGCCAAGTAATTGTATGATTTCATCACGGCTTGTTGTCTCATTTGCCATTATTTTATTTCCTTTTGCCGTAAATTCATCTTTTAGCCCTTGTATTCCGCTTAATGTCCTTGAAAAAACAAACGCTGTAACAGTATCTCTATTTTTCACTAAAGAATATGAATCTCCCAAATCAATAAATGGCAAGCCGTATAATTTTGTTGTGTTTGGTCTATATACTATATTCCTTATTTCGTTATGAATTGATTTTCCGATGGTTTTTAATTCTTGTTCGGATTTTCCGAAAAGTAAAAAATTAGAGGATATAACATAAGGATTGCTTTCATCGCTGTTTGATGAAACTCCGATATCGCTAGATGAAGATTTTATTGTTACGCATGTAATAGGCATGGTTTCATATTCTTCATATTTTGTTTCAATGTATTGTAACCCCTCTGATTCAGAATCCAAAAACTCGACATTTGATTTTTCCGGGTATAAATCTTCTGATGGATAAAGGTTGAAATCCGGATATATTCCAGATACTTTTACCGCTTTTATCTCATTAAATTTACCATATCGGTCAATATATCCAAAAGAACCATTTATTTCGCATATATATTTTAAAAGTAAAGCACCTGTAACTGTTCCTTTTCCCATTTCTACAGTCTTTTCAATATATATATCGTCATTTGCAAATTCTCCACCGGAAAATTCTATCCCAAAATGTTTTAAAAGTTTTGAGCGAAATTCTGACAATTTAATTTTTTCATTTTCAGAAAATATATCGTTATAAAAATCTGAAATATCTTCTGAAACGTCATAAAGCACATCATATGCAGTTATTTTCTTATAATCCTTATCATCTACGCATTTTGCACTATCGACACGATATACACCCATAGGGACGGTTAAAACGATGTTGCCGTCTGAATCTTCCACATCCATATAGCACTTAAACTCAATTTCTGTAATGTCTTTATCCATAATTTCAGAAACTTCAAATTCAAGCGAAGATGCAATACATCCACCTAAGACTAATTCCGAATCGCTACAGATAGATTGAGTAATTGTGACACTTTCTTGGTGAATTGTTTCGTTGTCAATCGTCAAGTTAATATCATCAAAAACCATCCGGTATCCCTTGTAATATCCGGACGAATAAAACATAGCTTTTTGTTCGTCTGTCAGATTAAGCATACGGCACCTCCTTAATACTCAATAAATTCCCAAGAAATCGGCATATACGTTGGAACGCCCTCATAAGTACCTCCGTACTGAAATTGAACGTCCGGAACATAAAAGAATCCATGGTCATAATCGTTAGTCCATTCATTGAAATACCGTATTCTTATTTTCTTTTCCGGCAATCCTGCACAATCTTTTTGTTTCATTCCTGTAGTAAGTATTTTCATGAAAGAACGCATAGTAGTGTTTTTCATGTAAATGGTCGAAAATGCGATTCCGTCACGCATATGCTTTAACACATTTCTTTTAAGATGACCGTTTGCATTTACATAGCTGTCAAGGTCCTGCGCTCTGCCGGGAGTGATATTAAGATTGTCAGCGGCAATGTATTTATCAATCTTTGTATACTGATAATCACCTCCGGAATAACCGGTTGCTATCGAAACAAGACCTTTTGCTTTCTCAAATCCTGCCATTTTATACCTCCAATTATTAAAGGTTAGCGGCTCTGAATAGACATAGCCGGAAATAAAAAAGAGCGGTGTTATCCGCTCTTTTCGTAAATAAACAATATTTTTAGAATCCCTGTGATGCCGTTATAATTAAGCTAACAACTATAAAAGCATATATACATGCATTCCTTGTCTTTTTCACGCTTCTCACATTATATTCCGGGTCTTTTGACCTTTTAGAGTAAATCGTCTGATAAACAATAAGCCACCCAAGAATAACCAGGTACGCACCAACCCACCACGGGCTAAAACCCAAAAATAAAGAAAATGCTAAACTAAAAAAGCAAAGCAAATCCAAAATTTTATTATTTGCTTCTTTCTTTTTCACCTTTGCTCCGCAATGCGGGCAACTGTCTGCTGTTGTGCTTACCTCATTTCCACATTCGCTACATTTAATCATTGCCATAATACTTATCCCTCCTGTTTTTAAAATTTACCCTATTATACACTACAAACGACAGATTGTCTATGCATAAAGCGGTCTGCCGTTTGTTTTCTTAAATTTTTCGTTTGCATCGGTCGTAATTCTGACGATATCACCATCAGAAACGCCCTCGACGTAAAGTGCTTGACCGTTTCCGCTGTTCATTTTGTTGATGGCAACAACCAGACTTGTAAGCACCGGGGTCATTACATTGTAAACAGCATCCGCAACACCTTTAGATGTAGATGCAATAATCTGGTCATTGTTGATTACTTTTGTCCTGTTGCCTTGTCTACCGACAAGCTCCGGTTTGCCATTTTCTCTCGCATAAAAAAGCTCACCCATTTTAGGGGTACCACCAGTTTCAAACGTAGCAATATGGCTTATATTAAAACCGAGCTTTCCTCCCCCTAATGCTTTTGGTATTTTTAATGATATCTTATTAAGATTATCAATAATTTTTCCGTTAATCCATCCTATAAGCGTATTAATTCCTTTTTTTAATGTTTCCATAGAAAATATGCTCTTAATTTTTAAAGCCTTATCTCCCCACCATTTTTTAACATTGTCCCACCATTTTGCTATCTCATTTGCTTTTGTGGCTAACGCAGATTTTACATTTACTGCTTTTTCTCCCCACCAGTCTTTTACATTTCCCCACCAATTTTTAACCTTGCTTTTGGTGGTCTCAAAATTTGATTTTACTGAAAGTGCTTTTTCTCCCCACCATTCTTTTACGCCAGTCCACCAGTCTCCTATAGACTTTTTCCATTCTCCAAATTTTATTTTAATGCTTAATCCCTTTTTGCTCCACCAGTCTTCAACATCTACCCACCAGTCAGCAAATGCTTGCCAAAAATCAGACCAATCCTCTGAATCCCACTTAAATACATCTGAAAAATTCAAATGATACGCATATTTTTTTTGATCGTCAGACATAATAAGCTTTCCTATTTCTTGACCTAAATGAAATCCGACAAAAGCTGCGGCCAACGCCGCTACCACTCCTCCAAGAATGCTTGCAGCTGTAGCGGCTGCACCGCTAGAAATGAATGTACCTATAAGTGACGGTATTTTTGTTACCGCCGTACCGATTGCACTGCAAATGGATTTTGCAATACTAGCGGTACCTCCAGCGTTGATAATTGCAAGTCCTATTTTATCCATTACATAAGACGCAAGGTTTTTAAACACGCTCGTCCCAAGTCCTGTAAATTTAAGTGTAGCAAAAATACCGATAATTGCTGTTTCAATAGGTGCTGTTTCCATAGACCCTTTAATTGCTTTTCCAATGGCTTTTCCAATGGCAATCGCAAGTTTTCCAAAATCTAATGCAACCTTTCCAAAATCAATTCCAGAAAGAAAATTGCCTATAGATTGACCGACATTTTCCCAGTCAACTCCATCTAAAGCTGTTGTAAGCGTAGTTGCTATACCGCTAAATGTTGAGCTTATGCTTTTGCCAAGTTTTTTCCATCCGCTTTTTCCGAATCCTTTGAAAAATCCATTTATTCCATCCGATATTTTAGTGCCTAAATCTTTCCATGTTTGTTTTTTTGATACTAAAGTATAAAGAGCATTTACTATGGAATCTACAAGCTTTCCAAAGTTTTCCCCAATACCAGATGCATTAATATCGGAAATTAATTGACCAATACGCTTTGCTATCAAACTCCAATCAGTACGATTTATTGCTGATATCATGCTTTTTAAAATTCCATTTACAACATTATTGAATGTAGAAGCAGTAAGACCTGCATTCCATGAAGTAAAAAATCCGTTAATTCCAAGTCCTAAATTTCTTCCAAATTCATCCCACTTAAAAGTAGTCGCAAAACTATTTAGTCCAGTCAGGGCTGTATTTAATGAGTTTGCAATGGTTTTTCCTAAGTTTGAAAAAAGTCTTGCTCCCTCGCCTCCTGCAAAAAGTCCGTTAAGGAAAGATGCTAACCCCGTTCCAAATCCTGCCGCTTTTTGATAAATGGATTTCCAGTCAATATCCTCCATAGCCTTTGACAATGTTGTAGATATCTTTTTTCCAAGCTTTTCAAGTGTATCAATATCGCTTTCAAACTTCTTGAAAATGCTATCTTTCTGTTTCCACTTACCGCCACTTCCAGAGCCAATGTTAGACAGATTCCCAACACTAGTGCCTTTGTCATTTCCTGTACCGTCATTATCTTTTCCTTTTGAGGATGTAAGGTTATTCAGACGGTCAAAGCCCTGCAACTGCTTATTGAACTCTTTTTGTGCCTTTGTAGCCTTTTTGGTAGCATCGGCTGTATCGTTCGCTCCGTCAGCGGCATCTTCCATATCATCCTTGTAATTTTGAGTAACGCCGCCGCCCTCTTCATATTCCCATCCGAAAATCTTTCCAAGTGCGTCTCTGGCTGATTTTGCAAATTTATCCAGATGAACTAAAGTGCTGTTCATAGCTTTTACAAACGGCTTAAAAGCGTTAATCGCAATTTGACCAATCGTAGAGCCTAACTGCTGAAAATTTTGTTTCAGCATACGGGTTTGGTTTGCCCAGGTATTAGAAGTCCTAGAAAAATCCCCCTGTGCAGCACCGGTTTGTGAAATCACATACTGATAGCGGAGCATTGTCTTTTCCGCTTGTGACATAGATTTAATATTGGCATCTATGCCCTGCTTATGCGCCCACTCTTGAAGAGTTGCTTGCGTAAGGTCAATTCCATACTTTCTAAGTGGCATTGTTGTTCCGGTAAACACGGATTGCAGAGACTTGGCAACCTTTTCCTGATCTTCATTATAGAAAGATGCCATATCAGCAGACAGCTTTGTTAATTCAGTAGACATTCCCGACATTTTCTTTTGTGAAAATCCGACTGCTGTTCCCATTGCTTGGAAACGTCCGGCAATCTGCTTTGCTGTCAATTCAGACATACCGTAGTCTTGAATAGACGTTTTTGCCAAGTCTTCAATCTTGCTTTTATACTTTCCGAAACCAACGTCAACGACATTCTGAACCTCTGTCAAATTAGAAGAATAGTCCATTGCTGATTTTAGACCATTGAAAGCTCCCTTTGCCGCATTTACTCCGATAACAAGTTTTGTAAGCTTGGATGCAATGCCGCCGAATCCACTGCTTAATTTTCTTTGAGAAGAAAATCCGCTTTTTATTCTAGCAAAGAAAGAGCCGATAGACGCACTGGAAGCTTTTATGTTTTTCCCTATATTAGAAAAAGCCGAAATCATACTTTTTTGGAAAGAACCGGCATCTTTTCCAGTATCATTCAGCGTTTTTTTATAAGTCTTAAGCTCTGATTCCGCTTTTACAAGCTCTTGATATGATTTATCAAATCCCTCGTTTCCGAAACCGATACCGGCAGATTGCATCTTTTTAAGGTTTGCCCTTAATTTGCTTACTTTTGCATCTAAACTGTCTGTTTCTGTAATGTCGGTAGTAATTCCTTTTGCTTTCTGATTAAGCGCCGCCTTATACCTCTTTGCTTCGTCCGTAACTTTTGCCAAAGCCATATATGCAGTATCCCATTCAGAAGTACCCATTCCGAGACCGCTTTGCTCAACACTAGCCAAATACGATTTAGCATCCTGCACCATAGCGGTATATCTCGAAATACCGTCTAAATTAGGATTAAGACCAGATTTTAACTCTTCCTTATAGTCTCTTACCTTTTTGTCAAGCTTTTCAACAGCTAAATAGGCATCATTCCACTCTTTATCTCCGACAGAATATCCTTGACTGGATAATTCCTTGAGGCGTTGCTTCGCATTATTAAGAGCGTCACCGTACTCATTTGTACTCTTTTCTGCTTTTTTAGTTTCTTTAATTGTCTGCATCAAAGAATCAGAATATCCAACCGCTGATTTCGGAATATAGGAAGTCTTTGGCTGTGCGGCTTTGGTATCTTTCAGACCGCCATTATCGCTACGGTTAATCTGAATCTGCTTTTGCGATGTTGCCATTTCTTTCATTTTCTTTGAAAGAGCATCCATTTTGTTAATAGTTTCAGCAATATCGTACTGCATATTCACAAAAGAGCTTTTACCAGTAGATGCACTACCGGTAGCCAAAGCCTTTTTCTCTTTTTCTGCTAAATTATCCAGCTTCGCAGAAAGCTTGTCATACTCTTTCTGTAATTGTACGGTAGAACCATCAAACTTTGCATCTTTTCCGATTTCAGAAAACTTTTCCTGTAATGCTCTGATGGCTTCCATTCCAGTTTTTGTATCGACATTGACTTTTGTTTTTCTCTTTCCGAGATTTTTTACAGACTTATCAATTCCGTCAATAGCGGCTTTGGCGTCTTTCAGACCGCCATTTTTAACAATGCCATTAATATTTTTAGCAAAATTACCCAGTGCGGATGTATCAACTCCTCCAATAGCAGAAGATACCGCACCAAGCTTTTTTATAAGGCTATCAAGTGCGGCATTTGCCTTTTTCGCACTCGCTTCAATTTCTAACTCTAAGCTTTCCTCTGTAGCCATTACCGCACCCCACTTTCATTACTGTGCCTTGTTGTATACCAAAACAGAGTCTACGATTGCCTGTGCAATCTTACCCTGCGGATTATGACCGACGTGTACCGTTACCGCTGTAATCTTTGCCATCTTTATCCCTCCATTCAAAAAAAGACGGCGGGGCTTTTACACCTCGCCGTTACTTTCCATCAGTTTTCTACTCTGAATTTCAAGCCTATGATTTGCACGTCTTGTAAGTGCATCAAGCCTTCGCGTTTCTGCTTCCGCCTTATCATTTTTAACATTATTAGAATCTTTATCCACTTCAATGTTTGAATAAAAAGGCTTCTCCGGATATTTTACCTTGTCTCCATTAAATGCACTTCCGATTGAAAATTGCGTGTAAAACCCAATAAGCCAAGCGAAATACTCCCTATCATCGTTTTCGCTTTTCAATCTGTCGTTATATGCTGTAATTCTTCGATTTATCGCTGCCGGAGTCATATGAAAAAATTCACACTCTGTCAATCCGATTTTCAATGCTGCTGGCAACAAATCTTCAATTACTCGCTCTCGGAAACTTTTGGCTGCTTCTTCTTGTGATCCTGTGGTTTCTTCTGCTCTTTCTCCTCGGTCATCGGAGACATCATCTCTTCCAGACCGATCAGTTTGAAAAAACCATCTTCACCCATCTGATCTAACAACATTTCCATAACCGACCAGAAATTTCCGTTGTTTTCCTTAATATAACTTTTCAAAAGGATTTTAGCCGTTTTCTTATCCGGCACCTCTCCGTCTCCCTCTTCCGTTCCGTGATGTTCCATAAGACCTGCATAAAACATAGAAAGAGCCACTTGAGGAATGTCTGAAATCCCTTTGAATTTTGTCTTAATGCTCTCAGCGTTATCGCCGTCTTCATTAACTGCCGTCATAAGATTTATTACTTTCTCTGTACACTCACCATACAATGAAGCTTCCACAGAAAATTCGATCTTATAATCTTTTCCAGAAATTTTCAAAACCTTATACATTTTACCTATCCTTTCCCTCCCTTTTTATAAGGGAAAGGGGCAGTCCGAAAACCGCCCCCTTATAAACTAATTATTAAGTTCTGTATCATCTACGGCTGATTCGTCATAGCCAGCCACAGCCTTTTTACTGCTCGTTTCAGACTGGCTATCTATTCCCCCGAATGCTCGGTAGGAGTTACAGCTGTATCCTCTCCCTTAAGCTCGTCCGTGATACAGTTCATCTGCATTGTAAGAAGTCCGTTCTGCTCTTTTGCAGTCTTCGGGATTCTAGCAGGAGGAGACGCAACGATAAACTCCGCATTGGTAAGTCCCTCTGTAATTTCTTGGAACCAAACTCTTTTACCTGCTGCTTTAGCCGTCTGTGCTTCACTGATCAGATCGGTCCATTCCTTGACCGTTTGGTCTGTCTTATTTACCGTAACAACGTAATTTTCCGTTACGGTATCTCTTCCGGCAATATTTCTCGTCTGCTTATCTTCCAAAGCAGAAGCGTCAATAGCTTCCGGCTCAACCGTTACTTCGTCAATGGAGTTAATTCTGTGAAGCAACGTAAATTTAGTTGGTTTTTGACCAGCCACCGTTTCAATGCCATAAGACAGAGTGGTACCGTTGGTGCTAACGCCAGCCACATAAGATGTATTATCTGCCATTATTTACCTCTCTTTCTACCGCTAATTATTGCGGTCAGCGAACATTTCAATAAATGCCCGGTACATAGTTACAAAATAGTGTCGTTCGCTCCATATAAGCGTCTAAAACGCATCGTTGAAGTATATATGCCGTCAGACTTTCCGTAAGTCGGCATACCGACAGCGTCAAATCTCAATTCCTTGAACGAATTTGCCACGGTTGCCGTTACCAATCGAACATCTGAACCGCTTGTATTTGAAGAAATATCGACTTGTATAGTTTCCAAAACTGCATTGACGGTTTGCCCGTCAAGCGTTTGTCCCTGTTCTAATCCAGACAGTTCGTGAATGTAAACAGTCGGAAAAATAGGTTTTTGATTTGTTTCTCCCTCGTCCGTGATATACACATCAGGGAATTTCTTTTGCAAAATAGGCTCTGCTCTGGATTTCACAACATAAAAGATTGTGTTTCCAAGTTCAAACGCCCAACTGTTATCTACCATCAGCTAAACACCTCCTTGAAAATCTTTTCATATTGCGAAATAATCTCCATACTAGCCTTATAAATAGGCATTGTTGCTTTGATTCCTTTTGAATAGTGCCACTTATTATCATTACCGAGGTAATACCACCCATCTTCAAAGGCGTGTATTTGCCCCGGATATGTTCCGACACCATATCCCATATCGTTTGCTTTCGAGTTAGGCTCCGGGTTGTAGTGGATACCGGTACCAAATTCTACAGCTAAAACCGTGTAGAACGGGTCTCTGTCTTTTACCTCATGTACTTTACCAGTAGCAATCAAAACGGCTTTACAGCCCATTTTAGACGGTTCTCTGTCTATGCTAAGAGTTATTTGATTCCCGATAGGGCTTTCATTGATTGCTTGTATCGCTACTTGCTCTCCAATTTTTGTCAATCGGTCAACATACTCTTTGCATTTTTTATTGATATCAGATTTATATTGCTCAATCTGCTTTATCGCTTCTTGAATAGACTTTTTCGACAACCCCATTTTTACCTTCATAAAAACCGCCTACTTTGTTGTTTTCTGCAAAAGAAAAAGGTCTACTGTCAATCCCTCGTCAGCCACACCTTTGACGATGTAGTCAGCGGTCAAGATATCAACAAGACCTTCTTTCGTATGTCCCACGTCAGATTTTTTCCAAATATAATCACCGGACTTAATCGGCAAATATCCCTTGTCTGTCGTGATCTGGCAGTAAGATGTGCTATCATCAATACCAAACTCTTTGACAAGAACTTCCGAAAGTTTATTGCTGATATTTGCCATAAACGATACCGGCTCCGAAAATCCATCCACTTTTTTTGTGTAGTAGATTTTTTCGCCGTCTGACGTTTCGTAAAATTTACGATTTCCGTCATCGTCCGTCTCATAAATGGTTATTTTCTGACCGGCACGGGAATATTTCATTTTCTGTTTGTTAGCCTTTAAGCTCATTTGCATCTTCCTCCGGCAGTCCGGCAACGCTTGTCAGCAAAGATACCAGTCCTGCAAGAACGGAAGCCGACACAACCACCTTCCAATCTACCGCACTAATGACCATGCTCGAACCGATTACACCAATTGCCGTTTGTGCAACTGTCTTTACCGCTCTGATTCCTGCTTTCTTCGCCCAGTCTTTCCAATCTCTCATTTACGATGCCCCCTTACAATTGATACGTTCCGCAATTTCATTGATACGATGATGAGCTTGCTTTACGCTCTCCTCGACAACCGTAATTCTGCTATCGTGAGAATCAAGCTCCTTCTTCATTTCAGACCGTTCATTTTTCATTTCATTGATAGTGTCAAGTATTGCATCTAATTTCATATTGATTTTAGTGTTTTCCTTCACCCTATCTTCGATTTCCTTAGTATCTGTATGTTTGCTGTTTTTTGCATTGTAACTTAAGCTAAAAAAGCCGAAAAAGACGGAAAAAACGACCGAAACGCCGCTTATAATAATTGGTATTATATTCATATATACCGCCTTTCATAAAAAATGGCACGCCGCCCACCACCCTTAAAGCGTGCCGCCTGCTACCATTTTGTTGACCTAAACAAAATCGCAACGCACAATCTTCTATAAGACTTTAGCAAACGGAAAAACTCCTGCCAGTAATTCTTTTCTGTCCTTCCAATTACGACTAATGCCGTTTTCGGAATAAGAAGACATATATGATTCGCCAGCTTGCGAATAATCATACACAGCAAGGTTGACAATGACTGATTGATATTTCTTCATATCTTCGTCTATTCGCTCATCGGTATAACTATCCGGATAATTTCTTAATGTCCTTATTTCTTCCGTTGCCTGCTCTATAAGCTGTTCGATAAGAGGGTTTTCCTCCTTTTTGTCAAAAACAACAACGTCAGAAGTGGTATCATCGCCGTTATCAACCGTATCAATATGAAATTGTTCTAATCGGATTTTCACCTGCTCTAACGTGCTGTATTTCGTCATATGGATGCCTCCTACAAACCAAGCTTATCAACCAAAAGTTTTTTAAGGTCTGCCCCTGTATAGGTGTCAGCCTCTTCGATATCAAGTTCTTTTGCCAGTTTCTTTAAATCAGCCGTACTCATACGGGAAATTTCGGTTTTGGTATATTCCGGCGGATTCATATGATTAGAAAAAGCAGAAGTATTTTTATCCTCTGCTTTTCCCTTGATTTCCTCTCCCGGTCTATACCACACGCCGTTAATTTTTACGGAATGTGTTGCAACCATTACTCACCCTCCTTGACCTTCATAACAACTACGCTGTCCATTCCCTCGAATGTAGGAAGTCCAATCATAGAAACTACGCAGTGAGTGTTGATAGGATGATTTGTAGCATATGTGTAAACAGCGATACCGGTCTCTACGATAGAAAGATTTCCGTCTGTAAGACTTCCACTTCTCTCCTCTGGAGTTCTGCCGAATACATATTCCCCAAGGAATACTCCGCCGGACTGTGCTGACACAATGCCGGTAGGTACAAAGCTCTTTGTCTTTCCATCTGCCGGATCAATGTACAGCTTGTCGTAAATCTCAATCTCGATACCGTACCCACGAAGATACTCTGTTACCTGTCCCGGCTGCAATCTGATTCCACCATTGTAAGCGGTAATTCCAAGCACTTGCTTCTTTGTATCCTCTGCCTTGAGAACCATTTCCCAAGTCTCTGTATTCATCGTAAATCGTGTGAGCGAATATCCTGTTTTCTTTGCAAACTCACGTCTGGTTTGAATAAGATCATCAAGAGGAGTTGCAGTTGCCGACTTATCCCATGCACTTGTATCCTTAAACTCAACAAAGTGGTCTGTTTTATGCTCTGCTCCGTTATCTGCCGTGTAGTCGATTGTGTATTTCTTATCGCCAAGAACAACATCAACCTTCGGAATACCATCTTTCGGTGCAAGCAACTGCCAAATCTGTCTCTCCGGAACCACTCTAGCTCCCTCGATAAGGTTCATTGGCTTTTTGCTGATCTCACGAAGCACGCTATTGGCAAGGCCTGAATTTTCAGCGTTTTGATAATTTGCGTACTCCTGCTCCTCTTTCTCTGTTACCATGTAACTCTCACGGTAAAAAGGCATCTCACTCTGAATGTCAGAGAAACCTCCAACGTCTCTTAACTCTGCCTGTGCGTCAAAATTAGATGCTTTCAAAGAGACCGGGAGTCCGCTCTTTCCTTTGATAAACCTAAGATCGAGACTATCCTGCTTTCTTGTTCCAAACTTTAAACGTCCAAGATAAGGCTCCGTTCCTAATGTTTTCTTGTAATTATCCCACATTACACCGAGACTTCTCGCTGTAAATGCTTCTGCTAATGGTAATGCCATAGTTTTTTACCTCCTTAAATCATTACACCTGTGCAATCTTTGGTGCGCCGTAAAATGTAACCCTTGGTGTTGCTTTTCTTGCTGCGTCAGCAATCGCTGGATCAAGATTTTTTACCTTTTCCCAGTCGATTGTCCCTTGATAAACATAGGTACCAGGTGCATCACCCTGTGTAACATCTACATCCTCAAGCAGATATCCAAGGCATCCATCATCATTTGTTGGGTAAGGTGTTCCTGCAGGAACAATCTTTCTTTCGTTTGCATCTGCAACAACTCCCGACTGCGCTACTACGCAAGCCGCTCCCTCATAAGGGAAAAATTTCAAAATCCCTTTACTTTGTGTAAAATCCCTTGTAATAGGCTTTCCCATCGTCTTTTACCTCCTTAAATCACATAATGGTTTTGATCTTCTACGTTAGTCTCAACGCCAAAAGTAATGTTTTCGGCGTTTTCAACGTCAGCTGTTTTTTCTTTGTTTTTACCACCGCCGGCACTTCCACCGCCCGGATTTGTAGAACCGTTTGCGATTTCCTGCTCTTTTGCTTGTGCGGCAGCGGTTTCTTTCTCGGACATAATTTTTCCAAGAGCAGCCGTGTCGAAATTTCCATCATCACCAACAACTTCTTTTGCCTGTTCTGCTGTGATGCGAAAATCTGTCATAGCTTTTTCACGAAGATCTCTAATTGCATTATTTTTTTGTAACTCTGCAATCTGCTGATTAGCTGTCTCCAATGCTTTGTTAGCTTTATCAAGCTCGGTAAGGTTTCCAGCTTCAAAATCATCAATCTTTTTTTGAAGCTCATCTGCTTTTTCAGCTTTTTCCTTATATTGAGCTGTTTTTGCCTTTTCCCTTTGGATAGAGCTGCCGTAATCTGCCATAATCTTGTCAGCGTCTTCTTCGCTAACTCCCATAGCAATAAGTTCTTCTCTCTTCATAATTACCTCCGATATGTCATACGATTTTTTATACGGTGCAACGACACCGATTGACATTGTTGATTTTTACGCTCACAACTTTGCGAATTTTTATAAAATAAAAACGGCTACTGATTATTCAGCAACCGTTTTATCTATCTCTTTGTCTAATGGATTGTCGTTATTTAATTTATCTGTTATTTCCTTGGCTTTTCTTTCCTGTTCTTCCAAATCATCAATCGTTTGATATTTCGCTTTTAAGTACGGATCAGAAAGAATAAATGTTTTTTCCGCATCTCCCCAAAGACCAACTGTTTTAATAGCCACAAGCGGATGAATACCACATTGTAAAAGTACCGTAAGCGTTTGTGCTTTTGTGTACATATTATCCTGCGGACTGTGATTGATCTGCACATCAAAATCCCTTGAGGTAATGCCAAGATCATGATCTTTTATTCTGATAATGTTCAGAATAATTTTCGCCAGCTTCTTTTCTGCAGACTTTACCAATGGGTCTTTCAGCTTTGCCCTTGTCTTTGAAAAATCCCAACCATTTCTAAGTTGAACCGCTCCCTGTGTATCTCCACCGGAATTATTATTGTTTTTATTTGGGATTGCTAAAATTGATAAAGCGTTATCCCACAGATCATCTTTCGCAACCTGGCATTCCGTTTGATTAAGCTCCTGCGTCATCACATCAACATCTGATTTATTGTCTTTGTTGATTGACTTTACGACCAAGGCTCGATTCATTTTCATTTTTTCAAATTCTTCTGAATCAATTTCACAATTTACGAATTTTATCCAGCTTTGAACGAATTGTTCAATACCGTCCATTCTGTTCGATTGCATTGTATTGATAGAATCTAAAATATCAATGACAAGTTCGATATCAGATATTCTTTCGTGGTTGTTCGGAAACTCCACAATCGGAATACCACCAAAACCGTGTAATTTCCAATCATAAACTTTTCCGTCTGCAATTTTGCATTCATGTGTCTTTGTATAGCAAAGCTTATACCACTCGCCATCTTCATTTTTCAATTCTTGGACGGCAACCAACGCCTCTTCTGTATGTCTGCTATAAATAACAAACGTATTCATCGGAGATGGAGCAACGATACGAAACGGTATGTCGCCATCGGAAAATTGTGCCGCTTTAAACGACGTCCCTACGGCAGATTGCCATTCTCCGGCTTTGATATCTTTTTCCTGTTTGTCGGCATCCGTTGTATAATCGTTATATTCATCAACAGCCTTGTTAATGTTTTCATCATTTTTCCGGCTTACCATTTGCACCGGCTCACCGTAAGTTTGCCCTACTTTAAATTGCACAATTTCATATGCGTGATTTTCTTCTACCTTATTTGTGATATCTTCATTCGATACTTTGGTTCTATAAAGCACCGGCTGATCTCCTTTGTAATAATTCCAAAGGTACTCAATAGCTGTTTTATTGTAGTTAAAAATTCCAATGCAATTTCCGATAACATTAGAAATATTATTCGCCGTTATCGTTTCTACGTCCGTATATGCAATTTTCCGTCCGTATCTACCTTTCGCAATATCACGAAATGGCATTTTGTTTCTTAACATACAATTCCACCTCTAAAAAAATGTCATACCGCTCGAAGTTTCCCTCGCAGGTAACTTTTTAATCTCTCTTTTTCCTGTTTCCGGATAATAAATAACACGCTTTACGCATTTATTGCACCGGCAAACAATATTCATCGTCCCTCTCCCGTCATAAGTTCCGACCTTACGACCGCAATTAGGACAATATATCGTTCTTTTTACATACTCCATAAAATACCTCTTTTTAAAACAAAAAAGGACACCTAAATGGTGTCCCCTCTACATCACAGGAGTAAAGATATGAGCTTTAACTCTTTCTTCACGATAAATATTATCATAAAAGATATATGACATTCTATGACAAGTTTTACAAATATTCTTCTCCGTACTTTTTTTCAAATTGTTGCAACGCTTTTCCGTGTAATCTGACAATCTGCCTCCACGAATATTCCATTTCGGTAGCAATTTTTTCAAAAGTCTTTTTTTCTATGTACCTGGAAAATAAAATTTGATAAACGCTTTCTTCCTCCATTGTATCTATTTGAGCAATAATCCTTTCTCTTTTGACTAAATATTCGTCAATCATTTTATCGAGATTGTTCTCCAGTTCATCTATTTTTGCGATCGCTGTTCCTATTTTGTCAAAATTAGGAGAAGTCTGTACCTTTTCATCGTTTCCAATAGCTGATATGCTTACAGAAAGCTCTCTTAATTGAGATATTTCAGACAACTTATTGTTTATCATTTTGTTTAATCTGCTTACTTGTGATAAATAATCTTTAGTTTTCATCTCAATACCTCCTAAATGGATTTTTTATTGCTTCTACTTTTGCAACTCTATTTCCTTGGGTTATTCTTAGAGCAAAGTTTGAAAAAACATCCGGCACATCATCTAATTGTTTTTTCCCGGATACAGAATATTGCTTTAATAACGACATCATCACGCCGTATGGATCGTTTGGTTTATAAAGAGAACTGTCTTTAAAAATTACATGCTGCAATATCCAGTTTGAACATTGAAAAATTCTTGCTTCTTTGTTCGTTTCCGTTGGAACGTCAGTTATATTGCATATCCACCCAACACTTTCCACACGTTTATTTACTTCCATGGCTACACGGTCTCCGCCGGCATTACGCTCAAATTCGCATTCTTGTACTTTATTATTTACAAGAACTCCTGCGGCGTTTCTATATTGTTCTTCATAATCTGCCGTGTTATCGCACACGCAATCCACGCAATAATAATCTTCTCCGTATTTTTGTAGAACAGGCAACACAAAATAGTCAGTTCCTTTTCCTTTTGTATCACACTGACCCGTAACAATTTCCGGTTCTCCGTGCGGCAAATTAAGATACCGTCGAATTTTATCTTCCGGAAACAATAGCCCTTCTCTTTCAATCGGATCCTGTTTGTATAGGCAGCGATAAGAAATTTCATCCATAAGCAACTGTATGTCTTCAAAATCCTTTACCGTATATCCACCGAATTCAAAGTTGAAATTACTTTCTCCAGTTTTCGGGTCAATGTCCGGAACCGATATCACCTTTACCCTTTTATTTCCCTCATATGCCTGTATAATACGACCTATAACATCCCGAACGCTCCATCTCGTAGCAATGTGTATTTCCTTGCACGGATTTCCGTCTTCGTCCGGAATTTTTCTCTGTCTAGCATCTACAGCATACTTTCCCCATAATTTATCAAGATAAGTAGGGTTTAGTGCTTCTTCAATTCCCCCAATCATATCATCAACAAGCAAAAATTTATTTGCACGGACTTTACCAGCATTTTTACTTCCGACTGACGTACATTGTACAGACTGAAACGGCTTATACTTTCCGACATTAAATTGTTCAAGTTTTGCGTTTGTACTTGTTACTTTAAGGTCTGGGAATATTTCATTCCAGGTATATTCATCTTCGTTCGTTACAATATCGTACATACCGTCATAATACATTCTGGTAATATCTCCGCTATGGGAATAAAAAAGATTATATCCACTCGTATACCATCCTATAACCGCAGAATGGAAAAATTTTTCAATCGTTGTCTTTCCTGTTCCTGGGGGTAATGAGATACACAATATGTCGTACTTATCATCAATCATCCCCTGCAACGCATCCACAAGACCAATTTTTAAAAATTGTTTTCTTCTTGGCATATAAAAACGCTCTTTAGGCTCTCTTTTTTTCTCAATGTACCTAAAAAAACTGTCAACAATTTTATTTTGAGCTTCGATCAACAAAATCTCATAATATTTATCCAGCAATTCAAAAGAGCTTTTATTTTTGAAAACAAACTTTTCTATGCCCCACATATCAAGTCCTGTGTCACGAATGCATACGGTTTCTATCAGCTCTTTTGCTCTAGCCGTACATTTCAGCATTAAGTCAGTTTTTTTTTCTTCCTTAGCAAGCTGGCACACATCACAGTATGTATTTATTATGTTTTCATCAATTCCATTTCGGGTAATATACTTTTCGCAATCAGAAATCAGATTTTCTAATTCAGACATAAAGAAAAGCACCTCGCTTTCACAGCAAAGGTGCTTATAGACCTCTGCCTATAATTTTTCTAGGGTAGCGACTACAATCAATATGTAGCCGGTAATATCACTTAATCAATGTCCGCAATGCTTTCTACAAAACAATTGTAATAAATATATCTCTTTCCATTGAAGTCAAACTTAACATATCCACCATCATTTGTATCAATATCAATCTTTCCTTTATATGTTGCAAGCTCTTTACCATCTGCCGTATATACAGTAATTGTTCTGTTCATACCGCCATTGATATTGCTCTTAAAATCAGTTACACTTCTTTCCCATTGTGCAGTACATCCAGTCATTCCAAAACACAATGTTAATCCTAATACTACAGATAAAATTTTCTTCTTCATAATAATTCCTTTCTGCTGATATCAGCAATTTATTTTTTGTCTTCGTTTTATTTATTTCAACATATTCATACGTCATCCTCCTCAAATATTTTTTTTACTTTTTCCATATAATCCGGCATACCATCTAATATTTTATACAATTCATCTGCTGTGTTTGGAGTTCTGCTTCCTGTATGTAATATTTCTTTTCCTTTTTTGAATATCGACATTGAAGTTTCACCATACAAACAACCTTCATATCCGTTTTTATGTTTAACAATTATTTGATTGTTTTTTATTTCATATTTTATTCCGTTTTTAGATATGTATATTCCATTTTGCATACTAATATCCTCAATTTTTAAATTAAAATCATTCCTATTCATTCTAAATTTATCTAAATAGGCTTGTATCATTCCCTTTGCTACAAGTGTAAATGGTATATTCTTCCCCTGTTTCTTCATCAAAAACGAAATCTTCTTCGCTTAATTTACATTTTAAACAATCATTCATTCCTAGCAGCTCTGCACACATAAGTATGGCACCTCCTTGAATATCTAATACACATTACAGAGTCATGTACAAGGTCTGGCATATACCCTGTTTCTAAAATAGTTTTCGATATTTTTCTCGCTTGCTTGATACTATTGAGTAATGGCATGTTTAAATCTTTTCTAAAGTGCTTAAAGTACGAAAGGAACCATTCTCTTTGTGCATATCTTATATTGTGCCTTATTCTGCTATCTAATTGCAGACAATGAAGTATTTCTTTAATTCTTCTCATTCCTCATAAACCTCTCAAAATCTTTCCTACACTTAGGACATAACTCGTAATTCCATTTTAGAAAATGTGTATAGGTAACTTTTTCAAACAAATTTTCATCTTCGTACTTAGGAACAACATCTCCATATACACCGCACATCTGAAAACTCATTTTTGTCATTGGTTTGATTTTGATTTTTGCATCGCACCTGTCGCAAGTACGCCATTCTTTTTGATGTTTCATTCTTCCACCACCTATTCTATATGCTTAAATGTTCGCTACAATCATTGTCAAAAGAAATATAATACTTAAAAACCCCACTTCTGCGACTTCTCTAATATTTTTGGATTTCTTTATGAGCCATAACGATAAGATATAGTAAATAAACAATGCTATTTTACACAATATCATTCTTCCACCAGCTTTCTATATTTCTGATATATCTTTTATTTCTCCATCTGGAAGTTTTACCTTAACTTTGTCTGCTAGTAATGTTATTTGAATTTCTTTTGCTGTGTCCTTTTGATAAATATTGGATATACCATCAATACTTATTACTCCTTTTAAAAATTCGCCATCAAGAAATAATCTAACAATTCCGCTTGAATGGTCAAGCAACACCTCTTTAACCATCATTCCACCAACTTTCTGCCACACATAGGGCAATAATTTATTTTTATATATCCTCTTGCGTATTCCCAACTCGAATTATCAAAATATAGTCGATTTTCTTCATCTTCGTTCACTAATGTTACTCCGTTGACTTCGTTAAGTTTATAATCTCTTGAACAAAAAATACTTTTTGTTCTTTTTGTATATTTTTTCCCTTTTCCATACCCATCTACAATTTTAAAATTTATTTTTTCGCAAAATTCACACATATTACACCTCAATCAAATATTCTTTGAAATAGTTTTCAATATCTTTAGGCATATTAACAATTCTAAGCCATGTCCATTTTACAATCCGTTACAATGTACCGTGAATCCGCCATCCATATACTCTTTTACAGCTTTTCGCAACGCAGACTTTGACTTATATCTCTTTCTTAGCATAATAGCCACGCCTTTTCTCTCGATAGCATAAATTCCAAACGGAACGGTATCGCTTGCAATTTTCAGAAGTTCATTAAACTGAACAATAGAAAGTCCATCATAAATGCTTTTCCCTATATTGACCGTCATATAATCCCTCCTACACCTTGTATATCGCTCATATTCAAACGATTTTATTTTTTATGCACAATTCCCTGCTTTTGTCCTAAAATTGATTTACGGGCAAATTAGACATTTCTCAAATCCGTAATGATAACCATTCTATCAAAATTATCTTCCATAGCTTTATCGAAAGTCTTTGTTGCATAAAGAAATTCGCCAGTATAAAAATCTGTCACAGCATATCTGTATTCCGGATAAAGGTCATATTTTATCTTTTCCAAAGTCTTTTCTGTCTTTTTGATTGCATTTCCCGTTCCAAACATCCCTAAATCCTCACAATTTCGTCAAGGTCGTAATTATCTCTGACATAATCAACAACCTCGCTCAATCTGTTTTTCACAAATTCATCATTAGCAATTTCCGGCAAACAATGAAATGTGCAGCTATTCTCTTTCCCGTACTTTTTATACTTCCCGTAGTCAAATGTCATATAAAAATCGGTATTTGCGTCAGATTTTTCGTTTTTCTGCAAAGCCAATGGTTAAAAATCCATTCAATCATTGTTTTCCTCCATACACAAAACTAATTTCACAATTTCTAAACACTTTTCACGATTTTCTTCATCAGTGCAACACCCAAAAGCGTTATACCGGCAATCGTGAAAGTGACAACTATAATCTTTTGGTGCGATATCAGAAAAATTCATATTTCTCCTAACTCATGACAAATTGTGCCAGTTTCAAAAGATACTTTTTGTTACAAAAATGAGCTATGCTATAATCTGTCTTACCATTGTGGCTTCTGGCAAAGTGCAGTCTTACCATTTCTTCCAACGGCATCGTTCCATCTTCTTTTTGTTTTGAAAAATCAAACTCCTCAAAATGATTAAACTCTTTATCGTTTATATGCGATAAAGCTGAGCATACATCAATCAGCGTTTCGCTTCTAAGTATCGGATGTATCTTCCCTGTTTTCTTCGTAAACAAATCCAGGTAAAGATTAAAAGCATTATTTACTGCTTCTTTCAAATCGCCATGACCGATAGATACATCGCAGATATCATAAAAGCGTTTAGACATGTCCTTTTGTTTTTTCTGCAATTCTGATTTTGTGAGTTTTGTTTTTACATCATTTTCTGAAAATGATGTATTTACCTTTCCATCATCGTTAGATGATGTATTATCCTCTATGTAGTCTTTGTATGTATTCTCTGCAGTAGTCTCTGGTATTGCTTTGCTGAGATTGCCATGTCCATCTGTGCAATTTGCCATGTCGTGAACGCAATCTGCCATATCGTAATTGTCAACAAGACTTTGCAGCTTTTCATAGTCAATAGAATACCACTTTGTCTTGTCAATTTTCATTTTGTTATAATTAGCTGTAATGACAATGCCTTTTTTCTCCAGACTGGTTATTGTTCTTCTGATCGTGTCTACTGACCAAAAATCAAAATCAGTTTCTTTCCATGACTGATATGTATTAAAAATCCAGTATCTTCCATCACGGAAATTTTTATCTGCCTTTTTATTAATTTCAAGCCAATAATGTATCTGATTGAGAACAACAGCTTCATTCAGATTACCCAAAACCTTTACAAGCGTTTTTCGGATAAGCAAAACATCGTCTTTGTTTATAAACAGCTCATTATAATTCATATTGTTTACCTCCTACGAAACATAAACAGCACCACGCTTTATGTGCTAAACTCTACGATTAATAAAAAACAACAAACAGGCAGTCGTAGGTCTGCTTTTCGGTCTGCATCACCTAGTTTGTTGCATTTATTTACTGATAATATTCAAATATCAGCAAAACGGACGGTTGCGGATTTGAACCGCAATCACTCTTTTATGTTGGAGCAAAGGAGTGAAAACCTCCAACCGGCATTCCAGCCTCCGTCCACCAGTCTTTTATTAAGACCAGCCGGTCACAGGAATAAATCCCGTGCCGGATAATGGCAAGGATGGATTCGAACCATCTTTCCGTCTGCACGAATAACGGATGCCCTGCGCACTTGCCACTCAAAAACATACAATTATCAGTGGAGGATTTTGTATGAAATGACACCGCCTGTTACGGCTACGCTCATGCCAAAAAGCGTAAGTTGATTTGCACGCTTGAGCATCGTTGGATAGATGCTCAAGAAATCCCCTCCGATCCTTGTGACGGATCTTTAATCAGCTTTCCGCTAGAGGGGTATTAGAAAGGAGATGTACAATGCAAATAGCATGTAGCATCATGGTCCCGGCAGGGGAGAAAAAGTATAATACTAAAAGCACCTGCCGGAAACTAGGGTACCCGGATTCGAACCGGGAAGTCTGGGAACCAAAATCCCATGCCTTACCATTTGGCGATACCCCATCACTTACGGGCGAAGAGACCAATCAAACGCCCGTAAACTACTACGATTAAAAGGTTAATTATGACACGTTTATTTCAGACTGTTATTTATAGTTCAATTGTTATTCCTTTCCCGCTACCTAGTTGGGCATCTGATTTTTCTATTCTGATCCATAGACTTTACCTCCTTTTCGCTTATCTAAATGTTCAAACTGACATTTAACCATGTCAGTGACATTACTACGTTGGCAATCAATGCCATGGCCGGCTTTAAATAATTCACATTCAAACATCCGGACGCATTTCGTACATTCATCGTCAATCTCTTTACGACCTATTTTCATCTTTCTCACTCAATTCAATGTATTTATTCAAATACCAAACTGCTTTTTTTACATCCTCTAATCCATTCTTTTTACGGTGCCGGTAGATATACTTAAATGCATTGCAGATGCAGAAATCTTTTACCGCTTCTGTGCCTTGCGTTTCCTCCATCACGTCTATGCATTGGTATTTTCCAGTTTCATAATGCGACGGATGATTTACGTTGTCATTCTTAATTCCGTTGCACAGTTCTAAAACTTTTTCTTGTTCTGCTTCCGTAAAAATATCAAGATCAATCTTGGAAGCATCAATCATTTTATCGCTCATCGGATCAAACATATATTCCTCCATTTTTAGTTTATTACTCAACTTTAACCAAAATGTAACTATGTCTCTTTATCCAATTATCAGCATTGCCATATTTACTAACTAAGTAATAGCCACGGAATAAGTGTATTATTTCTACTTCCGGAAACTTATATGGCAAAAGAAATAATTTATTCGGTGTTGTTCTTATCATTGTTTTCACTCCTGTTGTATATTGATTATGGTTAATGCTGTCAAGAGCAGGTCTTTTTGTTTTTGAGAATATTTGGGGGGCTTAGTACGCCCGCTAGGGCGTCCGGTACAGAGGGGGACGCCCCTTTTTCATCTGGAGCCGTGAAATGGTCCCGAAATGGTGATTTTTCTTCCGGTTTCCTGCCGTTCCTTTGGCTCTCTTTGATAAAGTCCGGTTTATCCAAGAGAGCTACCACAATATATAGTGGTGTTTATCCACCATCCACAACATCTTGTGTTTCGGTGTGTTTGCTGTCAGACAACCGAGCTCGAATGTCTGACGCTGTAAGCGCTTTCTTCGCTTCTCGCTCCTTGCTTACGCCTGGTAGGTTCCACCCGTAGTGCTTATTGAGGATTGCTATCTGAGCTACCGCCTGCTTACTGTCCACCAGCTTTGCGCTCAAGCTCTCTTCTCTTTCCTGCGATAATTTTTTGTAAATATCCGCACCCGAATCACTTAATATATTCTTTTCATCTCTCCAAGCATAAATAGTATTATCATCTATACCAGTTAATTTATTAAATCCTAATATGCTAACTTCTTTACAGTATTGATAACACATATATATATAATAATCACATATCTCATTTACTAAACTAATATTATAAGCATTACAATTCGATTTATTGAGATTACTGGTAACATCAGAGTTATTATTGTTTTTGTAACCATTAAGGTGATTGTTTAATTTTAATTTATTAGTTCCTTTGAAAAGGTGATGTTGAATATATAAAAGAGCCGCATTCCATACCCCCTGCGGTGCTGTGGTCATATCCTCGATTGGTGGCTTTCTCTGCTCGCAAAACTCCTGCAAATAATATTCGATATCGTTGGCGAACACCTCGCCGGTCAATGGCTCATCCTCTAATCGTTCCACGTTCTCACCTCCTTAAATCAAATAAAAAACGCCCACAAGAAAGACCTAACAGGCGTATATATAACACCTCTGGTCATTCCTGCGAGCGTTCCGTTGCCGTCCTGGCTCGTCATCCTATCGCTTTAAGTATCTGCTCCCCTCTCACGGCTCCGGGGTGATCCTCTGCCGGTAACACCGGCTGCGATTCAGATCTAAATTGTAATTGAGATTATAAATCAATATTTTTATTTTGTCAATATCTAAAAAAAATAATAATTTATTTTCGTTTTTTCTTTCCTTTTTTCTTTCCTTTTCTCTTTCTTCTTTTCTCCTATTGTACAAAAAGTATTTATTTTAGTGTATTATTTTGGCGCAAAATAAAAAAGCACCTATATTTCAAGGTGCTTAAAATGATATCTACTTTTTCTTTATTCATCTTCATTTTTGACGGCTAAATAATAAGTCTCTTCATTCTCTTCTCCGTCTTCATCGGTCCATCTCGTCCCTACGTTGTAAAAGCTGTATCCGTAAACCTCATCATTTGGCTGCTCCGGATCAAGATATGCTTCTTGCACATACGTTACAACCTCATCATATCCATCACTAGAATACACTCCATACGCTTCGCCCTCCTTTGGGATCCTATCTACAACGTCATAAGACCTATGATATATCTTATTGCTCCTCTCGTTATATCCTACGTTTGCCTTTATTGTCTTCATGATAATCTCCTTTCATCCGCTTCACCCTGCGGCGGGTTGCTTTCTTTTTGATCTAAAAACAGTATATAACGATATCGTTATAATGTCAATAGTTAATTGCAACTATTTATTATTTTTTGTCGCTTTATCAAAAACCTTGTCCGGAACGCATACAAGGAGCGTTCTGTCTCGCTTTCTTTCTTCTTCTGCTGTCAATTCTGCTTTCTTGGTAGCCATCTTTTGATTGACTTGCTTTTGTAATTCTTCCGCTTCTTCGGCTTCTTCTGGGGTCCTCTCTCCTGCCACAGGTGGGATCGTAAACGGTCTTTCTGGTGCTGTGTCTGCTTCGTTCCGCAATTCTGGCAATGCTCCGGACGCATTGACCTTTTCCATAACGGCTTCAACGATAAACCCATTCAAGCTCTTTCCTGCTGCTGCTCGTATCGCTTCTTCGTCTTCTTTCTTAAAACGGACTAAGGTTTTGAAATATGATTTATCCTCGTATTTTTTGGTCGCTCTGATTTGACTTTCTTTTACTGCCATCGCTTCTTACCTCCTAATATATGATATCGTTATATTATTATATAATGTTATCGTTATTTTGTCAAGCATTTTGAAGAACGGTATCTTATAGCATTATCGTTATATTATTATATAATGTTATCGTTATACATATTGCACAATAAATAATATAATGTTATCGTTATATTTGTGTGGTTTGTCTATTGAAATCATATAACGATAGCGTTATACTATATTCAAGATCAAAAGAAAGGAGCCGGAAAATCCGGCAGGGTAAAGAAAAATGAGAAAATGCGAAATTAGAGTTGATGGACTTCTGGTAGGAGTTGAAGAGTTTACAATCGAGGAGATCAAGGAACTGAACAAGGACGCAGAGATCAGCGTAACAATCATTAAATAAATAATAAGGAGGGCAAAACAATGACATATCAAATCAAAATCACGGGTAGCATTTACAACGAAGATTACACCTTCACAGATCCGGCAGAGGGATCTATCAGGGAAGAGGTTGAGGCCATTCTTGAGGATATGGCAAACGGCAATATTGACAGTCTGGAAATGTCAATCAAATAGCAAGACCGGCAGGCGGTTCTGGGGTTCAATTCCCCGGCTTGCTTTACCCGATAGCCGAAACGCTCAATTCCGGAGCGTCCACCGCGGGATGGTCTCCCGGTGCTGATGATGGCAGACCAGAAAGGGAAATATTATGAATACAATTAAATTACAAGGAATTTACAGCAGACAGAAAGCAATACCGGCGGCAGATCTTAAGCCGGGAATGGTTACAACTTGGAATTATGGTTATACTGAGACAGTTAAAAGCGTAGAGCCTACCAAGAGCGGTAAAAGCGTTAAATGCGTTATCATCTCAAACGAAAGCGGAACTGAATGCGTACGAACAATGAGAGCTGATAGGCTTGTAGGAGTTAAAGAGGAAGAACCAAAAACCCCTATTGACAAAGCACTAGAAAATAGGACTAAAACATACAGCGGGATTTATAGCGATGTCGGCACAGCCTTAGAAGCTTTCAGCACTTCGGAGCTTGCGGAATATTATATACAGCGTTTCGGCGATAGTGCATTACGATATTTTCTTGAGCAGGGAATAATTTCCGCAGAAATCAACGCAGAGAAAGAGAAAAGAGAAATTTGTTAATTTTCACACGCCCCGGAGTAATCCGGGGATGGGCAGAAAGGAGCTAAAATGGATAAGATAGTTAAATGGCTTATATCTTGCGGATATAATGAAAGAGAAGCTGTAAAAGAAGCAAATAAAATGATTGAGCAGAACAGATGGGACGGAGTAGAAAAATGCTCAAGGGAATTCGCTATAAATATGATTTTAGAGAATTTAGAATAATTTGAATAAGGGGCGAAAGCCCCTTATTTTTTTGTTTTGATTTCTTTTAATTTCTTTTTGTAGTGCTTAAAATGCCACCGCAAGCGGATGATCTTCACGCCGTCACGCTCAACGGTGTATGTTTCTGCGATAGCGTCAGCGCCGAAAACATAACCGCCCTTATTCGTTCCGGATCTGCTGCCCATCCTTGCACCCCCTTAATTTTTGCGTCAGCTCCTGTCCGAAGCTGTCAAGGTATATTACTTCTGTCGTTTCTTTCGTTCCTGTCTCTATCGGTCTACCCACCACCAGAACCCGGAACGGCTCCAACCGCCGGACCATTTCGCGGAATCCTGCTATATAGCAATGCTTTCCGGCATCCGTAAAACAACGGTTTGTGCTGACTATTAGCGTGCTGTGTATTGGCAGACCGTCAAAACAAAAGTCGTATGTATCCGCAGATCCCCAACCAACAACCGGTATCACGTCCATACCGTTTAGCGTCAGCCACCAAGACAACGCCCGCGATCGGTATGCCTGGTATATCTGCAACGCTACCGGCATATCATCGTAAAAACTGAAATCAACACCGGCGATGTATTTGAAATTGCCAAGCATATCAAAATATTTCTGTGGATTGTTCCATAGACGCTCAAACAAATTATCGTCTATGAAGAAATGACACAGGCAGTCTGCCGGATGCTTTTCTTTCGATGCTGAATTAAACGGAACTGGTCGCAATCCGTCTGCGGATGCATTTATCGGTGGCAACTGTGGAAATTCATATTTACCGACCAGATCCGCACCGTAAATAAAACGCTCACGCAAAACATCATCTTTCGTGTTCACGCAGATTCCGTTCGTGTTGTCGAAGTTATTGACCATATCGTTGCACCTCACTTTCGTCATTTTGCACAATGTGCGTCGTGTACTTCAAATTATAAATTGTGCAAAAAAACATAAAATGCATTTTAATTTACATTTTATAAATGTATTATACCATAATTAAAAATAATTTGCAACAAAAAAGCTACCGGACGCCGCTTGAATGCCCGATAGCTTTTATGGATAACTTGTAGAATATATTAAATTGTATAACTACAATAACATATTTCTAACATTTTTGCAAGTATTATTTTCTGCGGTCATAATCAGAGAACGTGAAGCATACCCGTTTACTGATAATTCTTTGACCAATTTCTCCTCTGTAATATCCGGATTCGTCCGGCGAACGTAGTCAAGTAGCTGTTTAATATCCATCACGCAACCCTCCTCATAGACGATAGCAACATATCAACGATTTCAAAGACTTCCGCCCCGTATGTTGCTACAAAATCACATAAAACTTCTTCCTGCTCAAGCGGCAGATAAATGTCATAACTAAGGCAAATGGCGTGACATATTTCGTGAGTAAGCACTTTTCTGAAAAATCCACCTTTTACAAGGCTAGAAATGTAAATTTCGTGAGTATTGCTGTCGGTAACACCGATGCTCATAGTGCCATCACTCCGAAGCAGCCGGTAATCATCCGGTGGAACAATCACAACATCCCATGCCGTATCATTGATCGTAAACATCACGCCATCACCTCACTGTCAAATTTTAGAAACCAGTGTTGAAAGCTTGTTTCTAAGTAAATTCTTTTCTTCTGCCGTCATATCGTGCATAAGCTTTGTCACATCTCCGGTAATCTCTTTCATATAGCTGTCAAGAGACTCCATCTTTTTCTGCTTATCCTCCGGCGTGTCAGCCTTGTGCATATCTTTTGTTTCCGTGTAATGACGTTTTGCACGGTCGTAATTGCTTTCTTTCATTTCCGGACGGTTCATGCCAGTGTCGGTGTAATGCATTTTACCATCGTGTCTATCCATATCACGATCCCACTCCGGATCCGTATGGTAATACGGCGGTTCATCATATCCCCTGCGTGTACCCCTGCCCTTTGGAGCGAATCTTCCGTCAGCGTAGCGGTAGTGGTCATAGTATCTTCTGTCCGGATAATCTTCGTACTGTTCAAGCATACGCATGATATCTTCGTTATCTTCTGACTTTTCCATAGCTTCAACAATTCTGTAATCCTTATCAAAGCAAACTATGTTCTTAGCTATTTCTGTAAAATCCTTTAAATCGTCAAGGTTTTGCCCTTCAAAGCTATCTAATCCGATTGCTTCAACCTTAGCCTTGACACATTCCATAATCTGTTTAGCCCATTTATGCATAATATCAAGCCTCCCTTACTGCAATCAAATTGCTGTTCTGAACCTCAATAGCTTGTGCTGACGTATTCTGCACGGCAACAGTGCTACAGCAACCGCAAGGAACGTCAATATAAGCCTGTGCGGAGACATTAAAGAAATTTTCTACAGCCGCAGGAGTGACAATCATCCGTGTTGCCTGCAATGGCTCTCCGTCTACTGCAATGGCAAGGGAAATGGCTTCCACCGTACCACCTGTAGGTATCTGAATATTGCCACTGTAAGAAACCAAAAACCTAGCCCTGCATTGATTGGTTATTCCTCTAAGCTTAATAATTCCGCTTCCCTGTCTGTGGACTATACATTTGGTTCCGCATACTGGCGTTTCTGTAAATGCAACATCCTCTCCGGCGGCAACTGTTTGCAACGCAATTCCTGTTATTTCCATAGTTTTTACCTCTCTTTCACAAAATAAGGGCAAACATTACAGTCTGCCCTTTGATTCAAAAGTAATACTGCTTAGCAGACATAATCGAGTTAAACTCAATTAAGATACTCAATTATTTAGTTGTTAGCAGTTACAACCCGTATTACATCCGCAACCATAAGCATATGCGTTAGGATTAGGAACGACATACGCCGGAACAGCTGTAGGATTTACAGAATTGATAATCTGCTGCGTCTGTGCATTCATTGCAGTTGTCAGAAATGCGGACTGGCGATCCTGCGAAGCTGCTCTGCGAAGATCATTGTTCTCTGCCTGCAGGGTAGAGATTTTTTCCTGGCAAAGGTAATCAAGGATTGCACGGGTGCCAGCATTCTGGCTGTCAATGATGTCTCTGGTGTTGTTATTCATTGTGTTCTGTAAAGCACATGCGTTTTGAGCTGCATTGTAGTTTACACCTTGAATAGCCTCTCTTACATCACAGCAGCAACTAGCAATCTGCGACTGTAAAGCATTTGTGTTTTGCATATTTGCCACAGTATCGGCGTTAATAGCCTGCTGAATTCCGTACCCGGTCTGCATTACATTGGTGTTAATGCCATTAAACCCAGTAAGCATACCGTTATTCATAGCATAAAAACCATCACACAAACCGTTGTTGATTCCGTCAAGCTTTCCGATGATAGACTGTGTATCAAATCCTCTCTGAATTGCACTGTCTGTGTATGCGGCTGCTGTAGATCCCATTCCGCCGCCATTGCCGCCCCAGCCGTTACCGCCGAAGCTGCCCCAGCCAAAGATCATAGCGAAGATGATAATAGCCCACCAGCCATCACCGCCCCACATACCATCATTATTCCTGTTGTTTCCTGTCACTGCCGCAATATCGGCAAGACTTGGTGAATTTCCATTAAACATTTTGGTTTACCTCCGTAAATTTATTTACATCGGGTAACCGGTCTTTTTGTGCGCACGACCCAAAATGTATCAATGTTTGTTAAACATACCCATAACTTGTTGTTTGGCTTGGTCTACCGTAATTCCACGCTCTTTGCACATATTTTCAGCCATATTCTGCAAGCCCCTCGTATCTCCGTTTTGATACATTTTCATGGCGTTTTGTGCAAGCGGATTGTTTTGAACATTAGGATTGTTTTCAATTATGCTTTGAATTGCCTGCTGCGGATTTCCGCTTGTCATCATTTGAATAATGTTAATTGGGTTCATTCAGCATCACTCTCCTTTTTGGTTGAAGATCTTGTGCTTTTCGCTGTATTTTTTGTTAATGACGATTCAATGGACGATATTTTGCTTTCCAATTCATCAAATCGTTTCATAAACGCCCCTGTAACATCGTCAGATAGCCCTATTTCAAGTTTTTTACCATCATCCATAGGATTTACACCATCCGTCATCGAAACAGGCTTAAAAACGACAGTATCAAGAGTGCCGTTGCTGTTCCAAGCCTTGACATAGATTTCTGATAAGTCCTGTTTTGGAAAAAATGCCGGGGATCCGGTCATTGGTACGTCCTGTGGAGCTATATCTTCTATTCTTCCGACCATTTTACCTACCATACCGGACATCGGTGCTGGTTGTTGTACTTGCTGTGGTTGCATCTGTTCTTGCGGCAACCTCTGTTGTACGTTTTGCATCGGATTGTATTGATAAGCGTTAAATTCCGGACTATAAGTCATAGTCGGAGCCTGCTGATATGTCTGATACGGATTCATCTGCATTTATTTCGCCCTCCTCCAAAACTTCGTCTATTGCCTTCAAAATAAGGGACAGCGTAACAAGGTCAACACGCTTCATTACTGTTTCATTCCCGAAAATACGTTCTCGCATTGCGTCTGTAATCATCTGCCGTTCCCTCCTTTGATTAAATTTTTGCATAAAAAAAGAGATGTGAATTATCACATCTTTATCAATTTTTTATCATTGCATAGGGCTTTTTGAATTATTTTTTTAGTATTTTGTTTATGTACCAATCTATGTACCAATCGTGTACCAATTTTTGTTAAATTATGAAAATATATGATTAAATTCGTAAATGTTAGGTAATTTTGAAATGCTGTATTTTCAATGCATTGAAACAATTTGAGCAATTATGTAAAATTACGCAAAAATCCAATGTACACAAACTTTACATTTGTGTTAAAATTCAATTAAATATTGGAAACAACTGAAAACACTGCATTGCAATATACTACGTTCTTAATTATGTACCAATTATGTACCAATTTCAAACAATGTTAATTGCATCCCCTACCTTGAAAAGTTCCTCTATACCATAATCATCTCCCGGTGTGACATACAGATCAAGTGTTGTTGATATTTTTTGATGCCCCATAATTCTTTGCAGTGCTTTCGGGTTCATCCCAGCTTGTATGCACCGTGTGGCGAAAGTGTGTCTTAATAGATGCATTGATATGTTTCGTAGTCCGTTTGTCTTACAAACATAAGCTATTCTTGTCGATAAACAAAATCTAGGTATACAGCTTCCGTCTGAATTTTTAAAAACCAAATCACCATATACTATGTTTGTAGCATATCCTTTTTGAGATTTTTTTACAATCCGTAGTATCCTTAACGCTTCCGTTGTCAATGGTATATTTCTTTTTCCGGCTTTCGTTTTTGTTTCGCCTAAAAACCAGCTATTATCATTTTTATCTTGAATCAAGCTTCTATTTACCGACAAAGTATTATTTTCATAGTCTATATCGGACCACTTCATGCCAAGAACCTCTCCAACTCTCAATCCTGTTTGCAGTACGAATCTGAATATATATTCGTATTTTCCTCCGGTTATTGCTTCTACAAATATTTTTTGCTCATTTTTGCTCATGGCAATCCGTTCACGTTCTTCTTTTCCTGTTAATTTAACAGTTTTTCCGCACGGATTTTCTTTTAAAACCTTATTTTGCACTGCATAATCAAACATATTTCCCATTATAGCCTTTACGATATCTTCTGTTTTATTGCTCATTCCTGCATCTGACATATCATTAAGAACTCTTTGGCACGTTAATGGTATTATTTTTTTAATTTCAACATCTCCTATTTTTGGCTTTATATGTTTTTCGTAATTAAAAGAATAAATATATAATGTCCCCTGCTTAACAGTCCTTCTTTTCATATCAATCCATATTTCATACCATGAATTAACCGTCATATTGTCTGGTTGCTCAATATCGCTATGTTCATTATGGTATTTACTATCAGCAACCCATTTCTGGCATTCTCGAACATTACGAAACAATTTCTGCCTACGTTTACCAAATCTATCGGTATATCTGCCAACATAGTAACCGTCCTTTCTTTGAGATATACCCTCTCCAAGCTCCTTGCCTTTCAGACTTTTTCCCATTGCTGTTCTCTCCTTTCTTATACAGAAAAAGCCCTATGCAACATTACATACTATCACATAAGGCTTCATAAGTCTACAATTCAACATTTTCCTCGATGTATTTTTCAAAGGATTTTCTTTTAATCAATCGTTTCTTGCCGACAAAAACAACAAATCCGCATCTCGGATTATTGGACAGCTCACGGATCTTGTGGATTCCTATGTTGCTATATGCTGCTGCTTCCTCTATAGTCAGCGTAACTTTCTCCCAGATTGGTACTTCCTTTGTTTTCATATAATCGCCACCTATCTTCTTTTTAATACTTTCTATCCTCCTGCTAACCGTTGCTGTTGATATTGCGTGTTCAAATGCTATCTGTTCCAGACTTTTCCCTTTTGATAGCATTTTAAACACATATTCTTCATCTTCTGTTAAATTGGCGTTTTCAAGTATCTCTTCAAGTTCTGGCTTAGTCAGTTTCGATAACTTCATAAGCCAATCTCCTATTATTTTGTTTTATCTTTCATTTTCTCCTGCCATTCTTCTTCCAGCTTTAAAGCGTGATACACTGTGACGTACATTTCCGTATCATTTCTGCTTAAATCCAAAAGAATCGGTGCTATGAATTTCCATATTTCTTTAGGATCGGTCATTTCTTCATCCCACCTCCCTCTACTATTCCAATTGCCCTTTCATATGCATCCTTTAAGCCTTCAGCGTAATCAACGCTAGTGCTTCTTACTATTCCATAACATCGTTTCAACTGTTCTACAACTCCGTCAATATCATAAGCTGTTGGATATTCTTCTAGTAAATACAATACTGCATTTGTATTTACTAAAGTTTCATTGCTTAAAGTAACCGATTTTAAATCTTTCTTTAGTGCATCTGCATCTATCAATTTCATTCTTTACCACTCCAATCTAACCTACAACCGCAATTGCTACAGTAATTTGGTGCATTGTTGTTATTCATTATTCCTACATCATGACTGACTTTGATTGTGTTTCCACATTCACAATGGAATACAGAAAGAGTATCACTAAGGTTATGGTTAAATATAGGTTTCTTCGGTATCTGCTTTTCAAGTGCCTGTATTGCAAATTTGACAGCTTCTATCCCATCTGTAAGTGCGTTATTTTTAACCTGTATCTCTAAATCTCTTTGTAATATTTTAATTGCTTCACTCTCTGTCATATTATCCCTCGCTTTCTGATAATTCCGGATTGTCAAAAATGTTGCCAATAACTTCATCCTGTTGTAAATTCCAACGCATAGACTTAGAATATGTGAAGATAGGAGGTTGATATTCAATGAAATCAATTCTTGTTCCACCCCAATCGTATTTAACAATATCATTCTCCCAAATCAGCTTGCCGTTCTTATCTTTCAAGCCTGTGCATTGACAGATTGTGAATGGGTCTACTTCGAATCCCTGAAGAGAACCATCTGCCGGATTCTGGTTGAATATAGTAGATGCGTCATCGTGAAGCAGCAATGCACCTAGCACCCATTCTCCGTTATCAATTCGCTTTGCCTTAAATAAATATCTATCTTCCATGTTCTCTCCTATTCTGCTTCTGATTGAAGCCATTCCAGTAAATCTCCATAACTGTCATGAATTTCTTCTTCCCGATCGGTATCAAGGTTATAGATTGACTTATATGGTTCTTCGTGTCTTTCGATATCGCACATGTTAGTAAGCCATTCCGCCAACTCTTCATCCGACATATTCCTTATCCTGTCAGCATTGCTCTGTTTACCACTCATTTTCAATCTACCTCCACTTCATCCAACAAATCAATAACACAATCTTTACACAACTGCCTGCCGTCAAATTCGTACAGTTTTTCTTCATCACCGCACTTGTCACAATAGCAATGTGGAACCCTGCTGTTAGGGCATCCATCACCGATACAAACTGTATCGCAATGCAGGCATTCATTCTCGTAAACTACCATAAAATGCCCTCCTTAATCAAATTCTTTCTAGCTTTTTTTGCGTTCTCACAATTAGCCATTTTTACCATTTTCTCATAATGAAATTCACAAACTTTGTATCCAGGCTTTAATGGTTTGTCGCAAAAAGTACATAAACCCAAAATATGCCTATCCGACCTTTTACGCCTTGTATAATATCCGCTCCTTATTCTTTTCTGTTCAAGTATTTTAGCATGACAAATTTCGCACATTCTTCCATTTGCCGCCGGTCTTTTTTTGCAGTTAGGGCAAATGCCGGCATCTATCAGTTCGTGATATCTTCTGTTTTGAGATTTCTTGTGCTGTTCGTTTATCTTCTTTCCGTTTTTTTCTCTTGCCTTTTGCATCCATTCAGCTTTCTTGGCTCTGCATTCCGGGCAATTCTTTTCTTCTCCAAAAATCTTATTTTTTCCGCATATAGGACATATCCCGTGTTCTTTATACCATTTTCGTGATTCATTTTCGTATTTCTTATGCTTTTCGTTGCAAGAAATACAAATGGAACCTTTTCTGTCCAATGGCTTTCCACATTTTCCACAAAGTCCTTGTGCAACTCTTTTTCTATAAAGAGTTTTTACAGCTTCACAATGCTTCGTAGTCATATTATCCCTCCTGTCTCCTAATAGCGTTTATCAACTCATACATATTTTCTTTAGCAATCCTATCTCTCACGCTTTCCTCCGGGAACGGTAATACAAAAGACCTCTCCTTGATACGGTTTACAATGCGATCATCGTATCCGAGATTTTCTATGCCGGAATTGCTGGTGTAAATCGTCACATTTTTGTCCATATAGCGTGAATTGATAATTTGATAAAACCTTTCGCTTATCCACGCCTTTTCACCCTGTTCCACATCGAAATCGTCAATAATTAACACTTCCGTGTTGGATAACTGGTTAATCAGCTCGCTTTCGCTCTGATATTCCGAGTTTTTATCCCAGCTTTTCTTGATTTCTGCCAAAATTTGCAGCGAAGTAGCGAATTTAACCTGTATACCCTTGTCCATCAATTCATTAGCAAGACTAACCGCCATTCTGGTTTTTCCGCTCCCTTTAGTTTGTGAGTAAATGTACAAGCCCTTCCCTTGCCCTTTTAAGGCACTAAAATTATTTAGGTAATAGTTTATACCTTTGACAGCATTTCGTGCCGCATTTTGGCAATTAGGGCTATTGTAGGCGGCAATATCAAAACTGCTGATGCGTAATTTGCTAAAATTCGACGGCAAATTAGCAAATCGCATCCGATTTTCTTCAATCTGCCTCCTGCGGATACCACACTTACACTCCCGGCAGAATGTGTAACCGTCTTTCTCATATTCTTCCCACCCAGTATCGTTACATACCGGGCAGGAATGCTTTGGTTCTTCATCAATGTGCCTCTCGGAAGAATTTCTCATAATCTGAATATCCGCCATCACTTTGTCTATTGTCCTGTCTATTACATCCATCATTGCCTCCCTTGTAATTCTTGTCCAGATAATCAACAAACGGTGTGGCAGCACTAAGAAATGTCGTTCCGTGCTTTATGTACTCCGTAGGCGTGCCTTTCTTTTTGCATTCATCCGCATAATTTCTGACGGCTTCTAAAAGCTCCGCCTCGGAATAACCGCTGTTTACTCTGGAACAGTAACACTCATATGCCTTACCCTTGTTGATTTTCCGTGGGTAAATTTTCCAAAATTCCTCAAATGCACATATATATTTCTTTCTTTCTTTACTTCTTACATTCTTTATATTCTTGTTTTGTGGTTCGTCTGATGGTTCGTCTGATGGTTCGTCTGATGGTTCACCAAAATTTTCGTACCCTTGATAAACCCCGTAATTTACTACGGTTATGAGCGTTCCTCTCTTGGTTCGTTCTGTGTACAACATTTGTTCACTTTCCAGTTCACTCAAGTAACGCTTAACCTTGTTCCGAGACCATCGCCAACGTGACGCTAATTTGTCAATACTGAACATATATGATCCACGCTTCACAGACTTAACAACTCCATCAACCATCATCTTCTTATCATTGTGTTGCATAAGAAGAAGCAGATCCACCCAGGCACTTCTTTTGTCAAACGGTTCGTTAGATTGCCAAATACAGCAGTCAACCATTTTCCTGTAAAGTTTTATCCATCCGTCCACAATTCACATCACCTTTATCTGTCTACCCATTCTATGCCGCCACCGTGACCACCACGGTGACAAACAATATTATCTTTGTAAACTTTCTTTAAATACGCCATATCATAACGGATCGTACGTGTAGTAACGCCCAAAACTTCTTGCAATTCCGATGCCGTGCAAAATTTTTCACGTTTCAATATTTCAACAATCCGCATTTGTCTTTCGTTCACTCCATGAAGACCCATCACCACACCACCTTAGTTACAGTGCCACAATTAGGACATTTAACGTCAATACACGGATTTTCATTTTCTGGTAAAAGATTTTCCTCTATAAGCCGTATTGCGTAGTCAATTCCGTAAAACTGACCGTCTTCAAAACAATTATCAGGTCCATACGTTTCATCGGTCACACCACTATCTGCCAGCTCTTTTTTTAAATCCTGTAAAACCTCCATCACTGACATTTTCTTATTTTCCATTTTTCTCTACCTCATTTCTGTTCAATATTCAAATTCTTAAACATAGCACACATAACATCTACGACTATGCTGTTGCCAAACTGCTTGTATAGCTGCGAATTACTATTTACTTCTTCCATTTTGGAAATATCTTCATCGGATACAGCCATAAGACGCCCGCATTCTCTAGGTGTTAATTTTCTAATCCTATATTGTGGCTCAATCACAAGGTTATCTTTCTGCACACTTGTCAGACAATTACTGGTTCTTTGCGTATTCACTTCTAATCTCTGTTCTGTTGGTCTACCCACGGACCTATCGGACGGATTATCGGGATTTCTGCCACGCATAGCAACTATCTGACTTTCAAAAATTTTCGGTTCTTGACCGCCACCTTGCATAGTACTCAATGTTGGACTACACCCCCCACATCATAAATTCGGTTCGTGCTTTCAAATTTGCTTTCAAGCGAACCTATCACTTTAACTTCATTCATTAAAACAACTCCTAAATCGTGCTTTTCAGCTTTCACACACCTTGCGATGGGAAATATACCTCTTTGAAATTTCTCTGAAACTTCCGTGTAAATACTTCCTATTAATTCCATTCAATCACTCCGTTACTTCCATAATTATCAAAGCCTTTGTAGTCTCTCGCTCTCAATGTTGTTGCAATATAAATTTGTTTATCTAATGTTGCTCCTTGGTCTTTCAACAACACAGTTTCCATCTGACCGCAAGTTGCTGATTCCTGCGTCATATTTTGCCTTGATGCAGTTTGCAACTTCTCTTCTTCCCGGTTCACAAATTGTTCCGTCAACGCAAGTCTGCTCTGCTCTGCTCTGCTCTGCTCTGCTCTGCTCTGCTCTGCTCTTAGGGATTTTATCTGGCAATGTTCCGTTGTCAATAAGTGTCTGAATAAGTTTCTGTGCCTTTTCATTGTTAATGTAATACTTTTCTTCTACATTTTCCTCTAAGTAGTCTTTAAGTTTCTTTTTGAGTGGTATAGGGTTAGGAAACTTGTAATTATATTCTCCTAAGAATGAAAACATAAAGCATCTTTCCCTATTCTGTGCTACACCATAGTTCTTAGCATTTAAGTCTTGCCAGTAATTCACATATCCCAAACTTTCAAGGAAATCTAGCCACTTTCTAAAATCCGGCATATTGTCTTGACTATGTACCTGTGGCACATTCTCCATAAACAGTATCTGCGGAAGTTCTCCGTTGCTATCTCTGATTTCAGTTAAAATTCTCTCAACTTCCCACAGTAGACCGCTTCTTGTACCACTACCCTTAGACATTCCGGCTTGTTTTCCGGCAACTGATAAATCCGTACAAGGGAATGAATAGGTAAGTAAATAGGTGAATGCTGCTGTGTCACAAATGTTTAAATCTTCTGCGTGGACCTTTGTTATATCCATTGTAGGAAAATTCGTTCCGTGTACTGCGTTATAACTTGCAATAGCATACTTATCAAACTCCACAACTCTGTAATGTTCAAATTTTGCACCTATTTTCTTTAACGCCATAGCCTGCGAACCATATCCGGCAAATAATTCTATCAATCGGATAGGCTTTGTTATGCTAATTGGTTCTCTTGTGAAGTCAAATATAGACATCTGATTATCACAAGAATAATTTTCAAAATTCATTTTCTCTTACCAAAAGGAAACCTCGGTTTTATGTCCGGACAACCTATTCCTTTCTTTGATTTTTAGTTAGTTATCTTCTTTTCTTTCAAAATCCTCGCAAGATACATTAAGCAAGCAACCACATTGTTCGCTTTCTCCCATTGCATAATATGTCTTATATCTGTAAGAGTTTTTGCAGTTAAAGCAGAAATCACTGCCACTATTCAGCTTGCAACTTGTCTTTTTATCTTCCAACTTTTTCCCGATACTCTCGTTTGTCCTTTTGAGTTTCTCTAGATTTTCCTGTAATTCCTCTAAATCTTCAATGAGTTTATTGTATTTCTTTTTACTTAAAATCTTCATTTTGAATCACCCTTTCCGTTCCTATATTCTTCTATTGCCTCGTCAACTTTGTCTTTGCCCCAATCTGCACTATAGTACCATTCAACAGCTTTAAAAACAGGACTTAACATTTCAAAGAGCGTTTCCACTCTTATTTTAGCTGATTTGATATATTCAACTAACCGCATTGTATCTTTCGCCACATCTTCATATCCGTTTTGATTGAGATAATCAGCCATTTCTTCCAACAATTCAATATTTCCAGACTGTATAAGTTCATCAGCTTCTCTGGAATACAGATAGCTCCAACTTCCACCGCTCATTATTCCTCACCTACTTTCAATAAATCCATAAACTTCTCATACTGCCTTTGAGAAATTTTATTGTGCTTCTTATCCTCTCTGATTTCAATTTTAAGGTGTTTTTCTGCAATAGAGGATAATTCCCTCGCCAAGTTCTTTTCACCCTGTTTTAGACCGTCTCTGTATCCTCTGGAGGGCTTAAACTCATTTATCTTTTCCTTTCCCTCTCCTTGACCGCCAGCCGTCTTGTTATATCTGCACTGATAACCTTTCTTTGTGTATTCCAAAATCCAATACTGTTCCATTTTGTCAAGCTCCGATTTTGGATAGTTGATAAAATTCAGTTTCCATCCATAAGGGTTTTCCTCGCCGGAAAACCCCCTTTTCTTAATGGAAAGGTCAATATGCTGATACCCTGTTAAGTGACCGCACATTCTCTGGATGATGTTCACTGCTTGTCCGATGTAAAAATACGAAATATCGTTTTCGTCTGTACGGGTAAGAAAGTAAATGCCGCTACGGTCATTCAGATTAGGATTCACTTTCAGAAGCCGCTCACAGTTCTTCTTCTCGACAGCTTTGATTTTCGCTATGTTTTTATACTGACTCATTCCGCAGCTCCTTTCAGCTTATCCGAAATTTCTTTGATTGTATTTTCTTCGATACAATCACCTTTTTCGAGAACTTCCATAAGCTCCTCCGAAAATTTGTCATAACAGCGATTTTCAAAGTCCTGCAAAGTTTCGTGCAAGCAATCCCAACTACTGCATTTGCTATTCACATAATGAACGCAACTTTTACATTCTCGCATAAAATCAATCCTCCTTAATGTGATTTTTGAGGGTTTCAAGAATGCCGGAAAGAATGTCAACCGATTCTTTTCTGATTTCCTTTTCGCTCATAAGACCTCTTTTGTAAGATCGTTCCACCATTTCTTTTGCCTCGTCTTTTCCGTAATTTTCAGTCAGACTTTCAACCATACCTTTTGTAAGTGATGAAAATTCTGCCAAAATAATTGTAGTTGTCCCGTTGATTTCAACTTCTCCCATATTTGATTTAATCATAATTTTTTACCTCCTAAAATTTAATTTTTTATGCTTCACTTTTTAAAAACTCAATAATTCTCGGTACGCAAATTTCCTCTGCACCGCTGCAGCTGTCGCAATCTTCATCACAGGAAACGAATTTAGCCGTTCCCTCTGAGACGCCGTAAAGAAACTCCGCCAGCTCTTCTGCTGACATTCCCTTAATTCTTTGAAATTCTGTCATTCTTCCTCCTCCTATTCTGCTTCTGATTGAAGCTCTTTAATCCACCCATCATAATCCCATAAGCTTCCACATATAATATCACTTGTTACAGTTGTTAGAAATTCTGCTAACTCTTCATCCGACATATTCCTTATCCTGTCAGCATTGGTGTGGCTGTCACTTTCCACAATTTCAAAATATGTATCAATGTAACCTAATACAATTTTTAAGTCGTAAGAACTATATCCGATAGAATAATCTTCTTTGCCAACCTCTCTGTACTTCACTTCGTAATATGGTTTGTTGCCTATCATTCGTACAATTATTTCTAAGCTATCTACCTTGACTATTTCAGCATTGGTCTGTCTGCTGTCACATCTGCAACAAGGCTCATTATCTCTCGAATTGCTGTTGTGCTGGCAGTTACAAGCATGAGCTTTTTCTTTTGTAGCTAAGTCAAGATAATATTTCAAATCTTTTATCAAACTGATAGTTCCGTAGAGTTGTTTTTCCTCAAGCATTTCAACAACTTCCGATATTCTTCTATCAAAGTCACGCTTGTTTACGTTTTCAAGGAATTTATCCATTTTCTCCGCCTCTCAATTCTTTCAGTCTTGCTTTTACTTTTTCCTCTGTAGAAAAATACTTGCAATTTTCCTTATCAATATTCTCAATCTCGTATATCGCAAGCTCCCTTATAGATCTTTTCATAACCATTGAATACTTTGGATTGTTTATATCAACAATGAAATACACATCTTTGCAGGGTAGAAGAACAAGTCTGCCTTGTTCTTCTAAATCCTTATACTTTCTCCACTTGTCAACATCACCATCAGTCAGTACGATTGCTTTCTTCGGATGATGGCAACCATCGGGGATATGCTGACGGAAGATTCTTGCAAGTTCCTCTAGCGGTACGCCGATAAGCTCCTCTAAATCCTCATAATCAGCTAATTTTATAGCGGCTGATATATAATCATGGTTTTTGACCCATACCCCAGACTCTCCATCTGGGACATTATCAATCCTTTCTGTTAATCTCTCCATTACTGCTCCTTTCTGCCTTTAATCGTCCTTTTCTTCAAAATCATCGCAACTATCATCATACATAGTTGCTATTCTGTAATTGTCGCTATCGGTATTGCGACAATAAAATTCCTTTTCTGTTGTAGAATACTTGTTATATTTGCATTCTCCGCAAATTTCTCTAGCCATATAATCTCCTTTCTAAAACGGACACTCATTAGGATTTTTCGAATCCCAACTTTTCCCTGCTACTGCGACATCTACATTCGCCACAGGAGCGACTTTTTTCATCTTCTTGATAAAACTATCACTATCGGAATTTTCACTCGATAAATGGCACATTATGACGTTCTGCAGGCGGTCTGAATAATTCTCCTTGACAAAATCACAAGCCGTGTCGATGGATAAATGACCTCTGAAAACGTGATTGTTTTTAGCCGGATTGCTCCAGTCAACCATATCTTTGTCGTAATTGACACCAAGAAGAATATGGTCAATATCCTTAAATCTCCATTTGATAACTTCGCAATCGGTTATGTAAAGCATTCTCCCCATTTCCTTGTGAGTAATCAGAAAGCCGAATATCGGGCAAGGCTCGCCGTTTGCGTTTGTATGTGTCCAGTTTCCATCCATTGTTGTTAAATCAAATATTCTTACAGTAAAATAAGAATTTGCTAGAAACTGGTTCATAAGCAAGGTTTCATATGGCTTACATATTGGAATACCCATAGCTTCAAAATCTTTTACCGACTTGCTATGGTCAAGGTGCCGATGGGTGCATAACACACCCACAACATCTTTAATGTTCCAGTCTAATCCTTTTTTAATCTCCTTAATCGGTATTCCACAATCAAGGATAAGTGTTTCTCCGCTGTCGGAAGTTAGCGTATAGCAATTTCCGGCTGACGATGAACCTAAGCATTTTAATCTCATACTCACACCTCGATTTCTTCATCCCGCGGGAATTGAAAAACATTCATATTGCGATATTGTTTATTAATAGAATTCACTTCATCCTCGTTCAATTCCCTTTCCATATATTCAGCGGTACCGTTTGCAATGACTTTCATCACCTCTAATTTACCGTATGCTTCTCTAAGCATTTCCATAGCCTTAACCGCTTTTTCTTCGGTTGAATATGTGGCTATCTTTGTACCTTTGCAACCACCAGTAGACGGAACAATCTTTATTACACGTCCATCCATATAGTCAATAAACAAAGTGCTGTTTTCATATGGATAATCGCATTTCCCATCCTGTGATATAACCCTCATACTACGCCTCCTCCGCTTTCATAAATTCCGGCAAATCATCGTTTTCCTCCGCTGTCGCATCGTCAACATCGGTCGCAACGCTGTCGATAACGTCTGATTCGTCAAAATCAACGCTGTTTGCGTTCTGCTCAATATCGTACTCGACATCTTTCTCGATCATTTCCTGCTCACTGACAACATTCAAATCGTCAATGTCGATCTCTGTGCCGGTATGCGAATTGTTGATATATTTCAGAAGCCGGTTTTTCACCGTTTTCATTGCCATCTGATCCGGAAACTTCTGGTGAGTTCCATTTCCATTCTCTTTGTATCCGTACCCCTGCTGCCAAGACTGCTTAATCTGATCCATCGTCATTACTTCCGAAATAATTTCCCCGTCATCCATAACAGCCACGGCATAAGCACCAATAATGTTATCATTGCTCATATTTTCAAAGGACTGCTCGTGAGAATCAATCACCGTCTTTGCGTTTTCCTTATGAAATTTGAAGATATCGCCTTTATAAATCACAGAAGCATTGATATCTTTCAGCCCAAAACGTCTCGCAATGCAGGTGTTTCCGTAAACGGAACGCTGACATTGTAATTTACCGCCATATGCGACTGGATAGCACTGCTTCTTTCTCATAGAAAGACCGTCAGTGACCATTTCAATAAGGGCGTTTTCAATACTTGCTCTGCTGCAACTTTGCAAAACAGGCTTTTTATTTCTGTCAGTAGTCTCCTGTAAAATAAGCATTGCCGACATAAACTCATTGGTATAGTTGTAATCTTTCGGAAACGTCAAACCGAATTGCTCTTTCTGCTTGATCTTTACGACCATTCCCTCTGTGAAATCTTTTGCAACCAGTTCTTTGCTTTCTGCTTCTTTAATTTCATTCTCCATAGTCATTCCTCACTTTCAAATAATTCTTTTACATATAAATCCATTGAATAACAAAGTTTTACGCAATTTCCGTGTAATGCATGATTTTTCCAGGAATTGTACTTCTCATAAAACTTCTTTTCTATCATTCTTCCAGATTTCACAAGCTTTACCCATGTTCTAATCTTCTTGCGGATTTTACGTTTATTCGATCCTGTAAGTTTTCTTATGTATTTTCCGTCTTTCGTAATGTAATGATGAAAACCGGTAAACAGTATCCCGTTTTTAAACGGCAATATTTGCGTTTTCCCATTCAGCGACAATCTGAGACTGGCAACAAATTCCCTTATGCAGTCAAGGCACCACATCAAATAACCTTTATCTTGGTGGATTAAGTAGAAATCGTCCATATATCGTCCGTATAGTTTTATACCTAATTCTCCGGTAATAAAACGATCTAACCCGTTAAGCGTCAACAAAGCATAAACCTGTGCAACTTGGTTTCCAAGCGGAAGCCCCAAACCATCTGTGCTGTCTATAAACAAATGATTTAACCACTTCACATATTCGTCTGTAAAATGATAGTCTACAATGTCTTTCAAAACCTCATGATCTATCTGGTAGAAAAACTTCGTAATATCACATTTAAGAATCCAACCATTAAGACCATGCTCTCTGTAAAACTCAAGCATTTGATCTCTTAGACAATCCATTCCGAAATGAGTTCCTTTTCCTTTCTGCCCTGCATAATTGGTTTTGATAAACTCGCTTTCCAATCTCGGATGCAATATGTTGTCGCACAGACAATGTTGAACAACTTTATCCTTAAAAGAACACGATTTAATCACTCTCTCCTTAGGTTCATAGACCTTAAATTCATTGTACGGATTCATCCGGTATGTCTGATTTTCAAGCTGTTCTTTTAAAAGATGCAATCCCTCAAGGCTCATTGTCTGAAATTTTGCACTGCTGCCATTGAATTTTTTACCATATTTAGCTTTCTTATAAGCCTTATACAGATTTTCATAATCACAAATAATATCTTTATCCATAGTAAAAATTCCTTTGTATTTATCCTTTTAGGAAAGGATGCGCACTTTTTTGTATCTTTTTCCGATTTCGGCTTACTGCCTACTCTAACTGTCTGTGTAATACAGAATGGGCGAACACCGTTGTTGTTATTGTAGTTCCTGTTGTTGATATTGCCGGACGAAGCAACAACGGTTTATACAGTGCGCAACCTAATAAATTTATCTTTCTTTATCCTTAGTTCTCCAAGCAATCGCCATATGCTTAATGTCAGAAACCATCTTCGACCAATATTCCATGCTTTTTGCATTTATGATGTTTAGTTTCATTGATAATTCAATGTAAAACAAAAGTTCGTCACAATGCGTTATTGCTTTGGTTTGAAGCTCCGACCGCTCCCTGCGATACAACTTCAAATCCGTTCGATTCGCTTCATACAGATATTCATAGATTTCAAGTGCTTTATTTTGCATTTTATCCACAAGAGAAAATCTGTATTTCTTCGGATATCTATTGCAGTTTGAAGTTATCCGCAGCGTATGTTCGGCAAGGTCTTTTGCTTTCAAGATTACCTTTAATTCCGTTCCAGCCATTTAATTACTCCTCTGATTCAAAGATTGAAGAAGAAAAGATACAAAACGGGCGAACACCGTAGTCGCAATTGTAGTTCCTGATGATGAAATCGCCGGACGAAGAAACAACGGTAACCGAATATTCATAATCGTTGCAAGGTGTACTCCAAGGAGTAATAAGCCACCACCATTTTTTCTCGTTCGGAATAAGACTTCGATATTTCCTGTATTCATCTACAGTAAGAAGAGAAACGGAATCTTCGCACTTTTCATATTCCGTCTGACCGTCCAGAGATAACAGATCTCTTTCAAACTTAACGATATTTTCTTCTCCAACTTCATCGGATATCTTTTTGAGAAAATCTCCATTCAAATATTCTCTTAAACCGCTCGATTTCCAGTCGTTAGAAGAATCGTCAAACTTCATATCTTCTTCCAAAATTTCACAAAGGCAAGAATAACCATTGTCTGTAATGTCAATAATCTTCCAGTCAAGACCTGCGATTTTAAAAGTGTCTCCAATTTTAAGGCTGGAAGGGATTTTAGAAACACTTTTCTCCGCTTTCAAAATAGCAACATCATTCCTAAGTTCGTTGATCTGATCCTGCAAAATTTTCATTGTTAAATTAGCCATAATCATTCTCCTTTCGATACAAAGATATTAGATTTCAAGATACAAAATGGGCGAACACCGTTGCAGTTACCGTAGCCCCCGCAGCTGAAATTGCCGGACGAAGCAACAACGGCGATTGAATACTCCCATCCTCTTTCAGCTGTAGACCACGATGTGCAAGTCCACCACCAATCATTTAACTCGTTATTCACAAGAAGATCATTGTACTTTCTTGCTTCATCAAATGTAATAGGTCTGACCTTGCATTTAAAACGAGAAAATTCTTCCTGCATATCAACCGATGTCAAGTCGACAGAACATTCAACGATGTTTTCTTCACCAACCTCCGATTCAATAATTGGCTGAATATCTTCCTCGATAACCTTTCTAAGATTAGATTTTCTGTAGTCTCTCGTATCATCATCAAATACGATATTTTTTGCCATAAATCCTTTTGAAATTACTGCCGTTGTTTCTGCATATTCATTCTGATCAAGCACAATAAAATCATGATCTCCAATTTTGAATGTATTGCCCGGATGCAATTCGCAAAGTTTGACTTTGCTTTTTTTCTCCTCTTCTTCAAGCCTTTTTACCAGTTCCCTTGCCATTTCCAATGTTTTACTATTCATTTTTTATCCCTCCATAATTTCCATATCTTTGTTATCAACAATCAGAAGAATCTTCTGACTTTCGATCATATCAATTACTTTCGCCCGGTTCGCTTCATCCAAGCTCTCAACATCATCAATCCAAATAGGGCAACGGATTCCGCTCATTTTCTGAATCGAATTACAAATGTCAATCCTGCCAATGATGCGGTTCCCCTTATTGCTCATAGTGGTTAGAATTGACTTTCCATCCACCATAGGGATGCAATCTGATTTGTAGCCGCCGGATTTTCCGATCTCAAACAATTTCCATTTGACAATTCCGAAATTAGCATTTACGGCATCAGCTAATTTTGAGTTTTTCACTTTCTCCAAATCCTCAATCAAATGAAGAACCCTCTCCGCATCTGCCTGCTTCTGTGATTTTTCACGCTGCTCTTTTCGCAGATGCTCTAATCTATCCTCGCAGTCGGAAGTATCTGACTGCGTCAGAAGCTTTTCCCATTCTGCCAATTCTGACCGTATTTCCGTCTCTTCTCCGGCTAGCATAGTTTTCAAAGCCGAAATGTCATTGTATTTCTCAAGGAATTTCTCCTTTTCGGAAATCTCACTTTCCAACTTCTTGTAATCATCGGTGCTGGTAACGTCTCTTCTTTCTTCGGACAGATTGTTTTCAAGCTGCTTAATCTCTTCTGCCAAAATTTTCTTATCAGCTTCGTTATTTTTGTTTAGTTCCTCTAATTTAGATATTTCTTTGTTGTTTTCCTTGATTTCTTTCTTAATTTTCAAACCGTCACTCTCGATTTTTTTGATCCGATCATTCTTTGACTTCTCAAAATCAGATTTCAGAGTTTCAATTTCTTCATCCGGAAACTCCCGGTGACACGTCGGACATACAGTCGATTTCTCGTCGAATTGCTCTGATTTCACAGACTGCCAAACATTAGAAAGCCTTTCTCTCTCCTCGTTCAGCTTAATGTTTTCTTTTTTGTAACCAGAAAGCTCAAAAGTATTTTTCTGTATTTTTACATTAAGCTTTGTAAAAAGCTCTTCTTTTCTTCCAATCTGTTTTTTAATGTCACTCAATTCTTTTTCCGTTTTCTCATTCGCCTCACGAACCATATCATTAAGCCGAAATTTCATATCAAGGATATCGTTCGTCTCCTTATCGTAAGAATCCATAAGATTCTTGTTAGAAGCCTGCTTGTCTTTGTTTTCTTTCAGACGTTCCAGTAAAAAGTTTCTTTGCAACTCTAACGCCGATACGTCCGTTTCCTGCTTCTGCTTGATCTCAAGCTCTTTCTCTGCGATGCGACCGGAATATGTTGATAATTCCTTTTTCATATCGCTGACAATAGATTTGTTCATTGCCGTTATCTCTTCTACCGTATAATCAGCCAACAGCGGCAAAAGGTCTTTCAAATCTTCGTTTCCTGCGGCGATATCATAATCGCTAATACTATCCGTATGAGCGAAAAGGTATTTCCTCATTTCGGTTGGCTTCTGTGCGGTAAAAGCGTTGATGTTGCAACACATCTTGACAATGTCCATATCAATGCAGAGGTAACCCTTAAAGTCCTTGGCAGTTTTTAGAACGTCGTTAATAAAATACCTGTTATCGTCCTTGTAACTGCTGCCGTCTTTACTATATGTCCGCTTCTGAACCTTTTTCATTGTGACTATTTTGCCATCAACACAAAACCTGGCAGTAACGCTAACATCGTCATCAACAGGCACCCCGTTTTCTTCCCGTCTTACAACCGGCTTCGGTGTCAAATCGTAGTCACAATCAAACAAAAGCCACATATAAGCATTCGCAATAGTGCTTTTTCCAACTCCGTTGCGACCGATGATTCTGGTCAAATCGTTGAAACCGACCTTTTCGTAGCCATAAGCCATGAAGTTTGTCATTTCAATGTCAATGATTTTGATTTCTTTCATTTGCCGCCGCTCTCCTTTCTTCTTCTCTTTTTCTTTCTTTCTCCTGTAAAAATTTGATTACTTCCTGTGCGTCAATCGTACCGATGACTGTCAGCATTTGAGTGACATTCACATAACCGTCAAGTCTGATAAGCTCAACAAGTACACCAATACGGCTCTCAATCCCTAAAAGCTCCTCGTAACGCTTTCTGTCAATCTCAATGACATTCTTCTTACACTCACAAACCTTTTCTTCAACTCCTGCAACTTCTAACATATCTACTTCTCCTTTCCAGGAAAGACAATCTTTGTAACCTTTCCGTTATTGATTACAAAACCAATGCCGGTAAAAGCACTGATAACTTCCAAGTCAACAATTGATAACTCATTAAAATCTACATTTATCATTTTCTACATCCTTTCTATTTCAAACCGGAGCTTATCGACATATCTAACCTTTCCAGTAGCTTTGTTGATAAATCGAATATAAAACTCCATTTCCTCCAGTAACAACCAGTCATCTGCGTTCATGAAATTGAAACTGCATAACTCACGCTGACGGCGGCTCAATTTCTTTGGTCTCTTTAACTGTGCCATCCCACAAATCACTCCTTGTCATCGTGCTTGAATCCTATATACAGAATGATTGCCACAAATGCCAGCAGTTCAATTCCGACAACGGTTAAAACTCCAGCCCAAAACGGATTTACCCACATATCGCTATTCTCCTTTCTTTAAAATCCTAACTTTGACCGTCTGAACGCCAAACTCTTCTGCATCCTTATGACTTTCAAAGTAAATGTCCAACTTGTTCCCTTTGATTTTCGCCCCGCAATCCTCGGCGGTAAATTTTCCGATTCCCTTTAGGTGTAACTTCGTCCCATACGAAATCACTTTTGGATCAACTGCAATGGTACGTCCCTGCTTTGCTTTCGATCCTGTCGCAGTTAATCTTCCCCATCTACCGGAGCATTTCCGACAAGGGCAATATGCTGTAACTTTATACTTCTTCCAAACGATAGAAGCTTTCTTTTTCGGTTTTGCCTGCACGATTACTTCCTTATTATTAAGAAGCCCGTCAAACTGACATCCAATATCAGCTACCATCAACAGCGGTACGGCTACCGCCAATACAAACAGTGCTATTTTCTTTCTTTTCATCTTTCTTCCTTTCTAAACATTGATAACAAACTCGTTAAATTCGTTGAAACCAAAACCCGAAACAAATCTACTTTCGATATCCTCCGGAACGTCTGTTATCGGTCCTTTGAATATCTGCTTCTCCTCCCCTGTTTCAAAAATAAAAACTTCGTCATCATCGTACATATAAAGCTCCAACAGCTCTTTAACTTCCATCTTTTTCTCCTTTCATAAAAACCTTGCCAGTGCCGCCGTTATCGCAAATAGAAATAAAATCTCTATCAAACGATCAATTATTTTGTTCTCGTCCATATTCTTTCTCCAAAATAATTTCTATTCAAGCTCCACAAATTCTCCGTTTTTTAATCGGTAAAACGTATCTTCTTTAATTTTTTCTCCGTCAACACATTCTGTTTTGACGCATACCGGAATCAAATAAGAATTATCGTTTTCATTTTTTCTTTCCCATTCAGCCAATGTAATCCAACTGCCAATTTTTGCTTTTGCAACAGAGTCCATTCCAGCTGCCATTATTACGGAGTGTTTGCCTTCCGATTCAATCTGTGCGTAATCTCCAGAGCTACCAATCTGCGCGTAATCTCCAGAGCTACCAATCTGTGCGTAATCTCCAGAGCTACCAATCTGTGCGGAATCT